AGTGGTGGATTGCCAGTTTAGAATCATACCAGTTTGAATGTCCTCAGCCCTCATTCTTTTGACCCCTAAGAGATTGCAATCTTAATTTCACCCACAGGGCACCAAAAGAAAAGTATCCCGCTAGTGCGACTAAGGCAGTCCATTCTCCATGGCAGTTAGCTAAATGCGGCAACATTATAGTTTACCCTTATGGTTATCGTTGCCACGGTTCTCTGAAACAATCTTGAACTTCAATCCAGATGTCATAGAGGTGTGTTTACCAATTTGACACTCTTTGCCCAGATTTTGACCGGCATTATTTCGCCATGCCTTCTGAAAGGTATTTCGAGATGCTTGATCTTCAAACTTTAGGATTGTCACGTCACTCATTTTGCCATTGCCAGCGGTGACACCAAGATATTTAGGCGGTGATTGGTCGCCACCGTTCTCCTCCACGCAATCGGGGCACTCATTAATATATCCACCGACTAACTTCTTACGTCGAGAATGCAGGTCGAATTCATTTTCACAGTGTTTACAGTTTTTAATCATACTATCCTCTCGTTCAAAATTTAAATTATAGGTTACAGTCTTCTGTTTCATCAAGTAAGGCATCCAAGAGGTTGATAACCCCTTCGATTTTCTCGCAAGCATCATCTCGATCAAAAGCGAAGAACTCTTCGACATCAAAGCGGGTGGAGTTGGCTAAGACTTCTGTAAGCTCTAATAAAGCATTGCGCTGCTCTTTTAATAGCTCGACATCTATAATGGTGGATTCGGTAATATTGATTGTTGATTTGGACATTGGGTTCTCCCTGATTTGTATATATATTATACATGTTTGAAATAAGTTTGTCTACATAAAAATTGTCAAGTAAATGTCAAGAGTCAAAAATTACTGTGTGGTTACCCGGAATCAGGGCGATGACCCTTTTTCTAAACTTTGCTTGGGACTGTCGCCATGCGTTTGGCTTGCTGTGTGACCCCGAAACCACATCTGACGCAAAATCTCCGTTTAGCTTTTGATAAATTACCGTGTAAATCATCGATCCCGGTCCAATATTAGTATTTTTCATTTTTGACTCCTAAGTTTTTGGCGTGCTCAATGAAATCACGCTTTGCAGTTTTGACATCAGCAAGATAATCTAGCGTAGCAATATGGTCAGAACGCCGGATCTCTCTATTTAAAAGGTGAATAATTAAAAGTTGGGTATCAATAGACATATAACAAAAAACTCCGTCTTATGTATAACATTATACACGTTACGGAGCGTCTTGTCAAGAACTTTTTTCAGAAAAATCAACTTTCTCTATTTGATAAGGTATATCCTGTGGATTCCTGTACAGGGTGATTACTCTTTGTTCGCCAAAAGAGAATACTGTCACTGACATGAGCGGCTCTTCTATTGCAAAAGAGCTATCTTGAATATCTAAAATCTCGATAACTTCATTTGCAAACTTATAAACTCCACCACGAACGATTGAAGGTGCCTTGATGACCATACCGTATTCATAGCCCTCGATTATCTTCGAGTCTTTCCATCGAACAATATCGCCCAATTTATAGGTATCGTCTTTTTTCATTCAGCAATGATTACCCCCGCACCTCTCTCACAGACATCATCGCGTCATAAGCATCTTTTTTTAGATCCATGATTCTTCCGATTTCTTCTGTGTTTCTAAGATATTTAAAAACTAAATTCTCGACCGAAAATTCTCCGCCTTCCTCCAAACCAGACTGGCGATAATTCCCTAGCTTGTCTTTGAGTCTGTCGGTATCTCCATAGACTTCTTCATATTTTTCTTCGTCAAACCTCTTTTGAATACTATCAATCATTTTAACGAAATGCTCTGCCTTTTGGGTCACAGCGTCTTCGCTAACTTCAAACGTCTTTCTATGCGGCTTAATAATCCAATCGTCATCAGATACCGAATACACTGCTGTAGAGTGATGCGGCTCATTGGAGTCTTGAACATAGATCTCAACCTCGTGACCTTTGATTTTAATTTCGTGTGCTCTATTCCAATTTGATTTGGCTTCCATCAAATAATTTCTCACTAGATCCTGATCTTCGTTGACGGCAGTGTAATCAATCAGGATATGTAAATCGATATCAGAAAGGTTAGTCCAATTATAGTTTGCCATTGACCCTGTGAAGGTTATATCTAAAATTGGTACAGGCAAATCTAATCTCTCATAGAAATCCTCTGCTATTCTCAATAACTTTTCAGATATTTCCGGCTTTAATTTGTTGTCTTCGGTCCAAACATCTCGATTGAGGTCGTCTTGAATTTGTGGAACGACATCCACCTCTGATTCTCCCATTGCACCGAAGCCCGGTGGGGCAGACTTTGACCTCTTAAGAGAAGGTTTAATCGTATAAGGTGAAGAGTTGCGTTGGCCGCCTTTGGTTAACAATCTTTTCTTTGACCGATTATTTAACGCAGCCATCTTTTTCTGAAAGTCTTCAACTTCTGATATTATACTTTTATATTCATTCCACTCTTTCATGCTTTTTCCCTCGTACTATAATTAGTCTCCATATATCTCTTGTTCCCCTTCTTGATAGGTAATAATCGTTTTATTACCGGGATGCGGTTCGATGTGGACTTTCACAAAATCAGTCATAGAATCAAAAATAGCAATACCGCCTCTAGGCGGAGGATACAGCCAGTGAATCATACATTGTCCTGTAGCCAAAACGACACCCTCAATGATCACACCTTCGCCGGATACTCCGGTCTCATCGTACTGGCGACATACAGTGAAAGTTTCGATGCCTCGTGGTGCCAACTTGGGGCGAGGTTTTGGCTTTAAATCCTCCTGCTCAATAGTTGTCCCACTTGATTCTTCTTCATTCTCATCTTCCATTTTGGATCTCCTAAGCATCCCCGATGGGCTTAAAATCTTTCATCATCTCATCTGTCAACATGTCTTTTATGTCTTCGATAGTAGACGTGTATTGTTCCTTACCAAAGGTTTCAGACGATTTCATGTCGTCTAACATATCCCAAAGCGAATTGTTTTCATCTACCAAATGCCTCATTTCATCAGCTATTTGCTTATTAATCCTCTCAAAGTCTTCACACTTCTTTGAAAGTTTGCCTATCTCTTGCTGCATTTTAATATTTTCATACATTGCAACATCATAGTCAATTGCAGAAACATAACCTATCTTCCCTAAGATGTTTCCAATTATTTTTTTTAACATTATATACCTCTAATTATATAATAAATAGTTTCTCTTGTATTATAACCGATTAAATGTTCTGTGTCAAGGAGAAATTATAAATTGTAGTATTTTACCGAATATGCTATTTCAACCAAAACACCTTCGTCCGGTACAATATCAAATTCCACTGTATTGTCGGATTCGATGTATGTCCATTTGGCTGTGTCCATCAGTCTTCCGTCTTCAAAGACTACAATTGTTTTTGTGTAAGGCTCGTGTGTCAACTCTATTTCTTCAAAAGGTTCTATCTTTTGTGTTGCATCTGCCACACCAGCAGACCAATCTTCTTCACAAATATCCACAATAACACCACTAAAGTAGTTAACAGCGTCAATGTACCTGATTCCTGTATCAGTTATTCTAGGAGGGAAATCACAAATCGAATCTTCTGGGTATACATTACCTATGAAGGATAGGAACACGCTGGATCTTATGCTTTGATACCATGCTTGAAAGTCTATATTCGACATCGTACTTTGCTCCTCTTCATCTGAAACAATTACTGTCAACAAAGCCGCATCGGAGCGCATCCATGTGGAAGCATAGGCATCTAGTGTAACGTAGTTCTTTACTGAATCAAAACCTTTCTCCATTCCATCTGGAGGCAGATCGCCGTGCATCGCAATAGCATCAGCAATAGTATCGCCTCGGGTAAGCGGAAATGTTTGTGGCTGAGGAACGGCGCGACCGTCGCCAGTCGTTATCATCTTTAGTCTCCAGTTTACATCTGCGGGGAGACTATTCATCATTAACTCAATGCCACTCAATAAAGCTGGGCGATGCTTCATCATGGAGCAAGACCCATCAATAACCCAGAGGATATCTATCGAATCATAGCTTGCAGGCTGTCTAAAAGATTCAATCCAGATTTCTGGATCTGGCTCTGCTACAATATATTCTTTTTCACCCTCACCGTGAATAACATAGTCAAAGTTGTTGTCGCAACTCATAAGCATTGAGAATAGAAATATGAGAGCTACCCTAAAAGCGGTCATTCTTTTTCGCCTCCAACTTTTCAATATTTTGCTTTAAAAAAGCCATATCAATCAGATTGGCAGGGGCAACGTAAACAATAGTTCCAACCAATTGTGGACCCATAAATCCACGACCGACCATAATTGAACTCACTACCCCAACAAAGCGGCCTTTGGAATCAAAGACTCCGGAGCCAGATGATCCACCCCATGCCATCGAGTGCATTGCTAGATCCGTACCGTAACCATCTCCAGCCAATTGACCGTCAAATGTCAATAGAGAATTGTTGCCGGGGAAGCCAGAATACACAACATCTTCACCTACTGTGTACTTTGGATCTCTTATAAAATTTGCCGGGGTTCTGCTTTCCAAAGCTGGAACAACCAGAATAGCAATATCTACGATGTGATCCCAATATACTATCTTGCCAATGACTTGCTCATGCGGTGATTCAATCATTGCGGCAGAAGTCAGTGGTTCCGGTACCGACTCTGCCCAAATATGAGCGGCAGTCACTACGATATGATGATTCTTATACTTAAAATAAGTGCCGGTTCCGCGATATCTTCCACCCGCTTGCTGAACATGTACAGATACAGCAGCCTCGCGTGAAATCTTGGCTGATTTACCCTGTACTTTTTCTTTTACACCATATTCTAGGTAACAACACTCTTGACTTTGCTGGAGTTGTTGAATAGCTGCTTCGTGGTTTGTCGGCTCTACTGTAGTTTTAGTACAACTAGGTACAGTGAGCATCATAACAAAACCTATTAATAATAAAATATTTCTCATGATAGTGGTCCTTTGGGGAAATACCCCTATTAGTAACTATCAGAAAAATATTTAAAAGAAGTAATTTATTGAGATTCTGGAAGTTCTTCCAAGTCTTCTTCATTTAAAATATCAGTAGATCTTTCGATTACACGTATTTCTTCAGTGTTTTGATTATTTTTTTTGATACATCCGTAAGAGAAAAAAATCATAAATGGTAAAATAAATTTCATGTGGTTGCCCTTTTTATAGCCTCCACATAAATATCTCCGACATTATTTAATTTATCAATTTTTTTTGGATCTAGCCACATATATTCATCGTGCTCTGGAAGATCCTGATGATCGAATACTTCACCTTCATAAACATCTGTTTTGTAGTAAGACATCCGACCCTCTTGAAATAGTTTTTCTAACTTATCTATTGTTAAGTTAGTCTCCTCCTTTACTTCCCTAATCGCACCGGGAATCCATTCTTCTCCCTCCACCAAGTGACCACCGGGCAAATCCCACTCTTCAGGAAATTTTTGGTTCTTTTTTCTCTTTAAAAGTAAAATATCTCCGTTATTGTCGAAGATAATTACTTTTGCCACGTATTTTGTATCAGGCGGTCTTACAGATAATTTAACTGGCATTAACTAATTTGCTCTGGAGCTTTAATTACTCGGATAACTTTGCAGCCGGGAATTTCAGTACCGCGAATCACAGGCAAAAGATGGTCTTTCATAAATGTCTTAGCAGTAATGGAATCTGCGCGTGGGTGGAATTTTATTTTAATGTGACTTAAATAAGATCCACTATCTTTTCTAAATAGAGAGTCTACTGCCGTTACTACGGTGACACCCCCAATTGATCTAATGTCCTGTAGGGTTTCTTCCACTCCATACTCTGATTCGATTCGGATTAACAGTTCCATTTCAAAAATTCTTAATTTGTATCTTTCTTCATGTAGCTGTTCTAATTTTTGGTCTATCAGACTATCAATTAAGTTTTCGTTCATGCCTTTCTCCAGTATATAAGTAGTATACTATTTCCAAAATACCTGTATTGCTACGATAACAAATGAAAGTAAAATGCACACTAAGGTTTTAGGAGTTGTAAAACTCTCTCCAAAATAATGAAACACCAAAAAAGGAAACACCAGATACGACAATCCAAAACCAAGCAATCTCGGGCCCCACGTTTCACCCATCTCCTCAACGGCGAATCTCATGCCATACAGAAAGAGGTAGCCCGTGGGGATAGAGAAAATAAGAGGCATAAAAACCATATGGTCCTTTGCCCATTTCCAGATAAATGGCGAATAAGTTCCGTACCACGACACAACCTGACCCGCTGTAATTAGAACACACGCTAGGAAGAATTTTGAACTCATATTCTACTCCCTGTCGTAGTCGTCTTCCAATCTCACAACATCTTCTAGGTGATTTGTACTAACTTCAAACATATCTACCGGAGAAAACCTAGCACCAAATCGATGGACCTGACCCGGATTTACATGAAAGCAATCACCCTGATGTACTTCGGTGATAGTATCATCCTTATCTTCTACAAACAAAATACCATTGAGAACATAAATAGTTTCTTCTTTATCTACGTGATACTGCTTTGACATTCGATGACCCTGCTTGATAATAATTCTTTTTGCTGCGTAATTGGGAGTTTCCGCCCAGATGATTTCCATGCCCCAAGGTTTTTCCACTTTTCTAATGCTCATAACTGTACCCACCTTACATATTTCATAATTGCCTGACGAACATGTGTGTTCCACTTTTCGTCAAGCTGGATTGATAATTTAATTGATAATTTTCTAGCCTCTTCCCAAGCCATCACCTCTTCTTTCAACACCTCTATTCGACTCGTATTAATGTCGGGAAACATTTCATTGAAATTTTCATTAGCTCTCAAAATAACATGTCCAGCCTCATGCAACAAAACAAACAACTGATGCTCTTGATCTTTTAAATTATTGATTGTAACTACCTTATCGTCAATCCAGTATTCATCCAACCCCATAGGATCATAATCAACAACCACATCGTGAACCTCTAATAAATAAGTCTCAACAAATTCCATATGATCCTCAAGTGTAGTATTGAAAATCATTTGTTTTTCCTCGGACGACCGCGCTTCTTTTGTATCCCCAGAGTATTGATGGACCCACGACCCCAAAAGTGCTTGTTGTTTCTATCATTTGTCATCAGAGACATGCTTATATTGTCTTCTTTAAAGATAAAATGCCTACACGCGACTTCGCCATACGGAAGTTTTCTAGCTCGGTAAGGCTTTTTATTTAAAAAAGCTACACAGGCTTCTACGATTTGTTCTTCAGTCAATCCTTGGCTAAGATATTCTTTTATGGGCAACTTGGTGGCCACGCTAACTGCAACAGACCACTTTTTATCACCTGAATTAATCGAGGGAACCATGCCGCCCTCGTACCTACCTAGCTTCATTTTTTGGTTTTCATAACTGAAAGCCGGTTCATAGGGTCCAAACTCTTTAAAATAACATTCGATTTCCATTTCTATCCTCTCAAAAGGTTTTTTGTTTCTGCGTGGAACTTATTATAAATTTCATCGATTGCACCGATGACTAGAATCTCTTGCTGCATAGAGTTGTTACTCAAAGTTATGCGGGTAAAGTCCTGCCTCTTATCTAAGCCATCAACCAAGCGACCTTCAGCGAGAACGTTTTTCAGTGCTACATCTTCCCTCATACAAACAACATGGTCAGAATTGATGTACACCTGCCTGATTGAATATGTTTTTTGTGAACCGTTTCCAATACTATAAATTTCTGCTAGTTTTACATTACTCATTTTTCTTTCCGGGGTAGATGTTTCTGGTATGGGTTGACCACACCTTTCCTTCATAAAACACTTGACCATAAAAACAATTTTGTTTAGATTCTCCAAGATATAAAACGTATACAGGCTCTTGTAAGGTCTTGGTCTTCTTTATATATTTATTATTTTCCTGTATTATCAATACCGAAGAAGAAGGTATATAAACATAGCTTCCTTCTTTTATTTCTTTATTGATCATCCTCTTCTTCCGAGTTTGGTGTTTCTGCTGATGATTTGTTTTGCAACTCAACGTAGCCTGATAGGATATTAGAACAATCTGAAAGTCTCAAATCTAAGTCTGATAGACCTTCTCGAACCTCTGTGATGGATTTGATTGCCTTTGTTGGATTTGACGTAGCAATGTTTTCAACTTCATCCAAAAGCATAGATATTTGATGTTCTACGTTCGTCATTAATTTACCCACTTCAGCAGGGATATCATTAAGCTCGACAGCATAAGAAATATTTACTTTCAAATTAACCTCTATTTAAAAAATGTATGCCATACTGTTGCCGTTGACAAACCAATTACACTCGTTGTTATTACCCAGATTACTCTTGATGTATTTTCTTTCCATTGTTCAAGCTCTCTTAGTCTTGCATAAAGACCCTGATCTGGGTCGTAAACTGCCTTCTTTACGGAACTTAAAGATGTTGCCATCTCTTCACATCTTTGTTTGACGACCTCGATATTATCTGCCATGCGGTCAAGTTTTCCGCCTAGCTCCACAATATCAATTTTTACCTCGTTGTTAGTATCAGACACTACACTGCCCCCCTTGTGACATAAATAGTGCCCTATTTTTCAATAACTGAATAGTTTGTAGTTATTAGTGTTCCAGCGACTGATGCTGCGTTTTGTAGAGATGTTCTAGTGACTTTTACGGGGTCAATTACTCCTGTTTCAAACAAATCTTCTATCTCGTTTGTTACAAAATTATAGCCGTAATTGCCATCTTTAGAACTATTTCGTACCATTTCACTAACGATGTCTGGAGACAGACCTGCATTCTTAGACATCTGACGCAATGGTCCTTCAATAGCTTGTTTAATAATCTGAACACCAACAGCCTGATCTGGATTATCTACTTCCACATCCAAACTATTTGTTGCCCTCATTAATGCCACGCCGCCTCCGGGTACAATCCCTTCCATCTGTGCTGACCGTACAGCCTCAAGTGCATCTTCAATCCTGTGTTTCTTTTCTGTCATTTCAATCTCTGTCAGTCCTCCGACACGGATAATTGCAATGCCGCTTGCGAGTCTGGCAATCCTATCTTGAATCTTTTCACATTCATTTAAATTGTTTTCTTCCCGCAAGTCGTCTTTTAGGTCTGCGATAGTTCTATCAATTTGATCTTGGTCACCTCGACCGCCGACGATTGTTGTTTGTGTTCTGGTAATATCAATTCGAGAAGCATTTCCAAAATCAATAAGTTTAACATCTTGCAGTTTCTTTCCTGCCGAGCGACTAACAAAAGTTGCGCCAATCGATACTGCCAAATCTTTAAGAATGTTTTGTCGCTCTTCTCCATATCGAGGTGCTTTAATGGCTGCGACTTTCAGAGTTCCTTTTAGCGCGTTCATAATCATTGCTGCCAATGCCTGACCTTCAACCTCGGTCGAAACAAAGATCAAGGGTCGTGCTTCTCGTGCAGCCAGTTCCAGAGTCTTCATGATATCTTGAACATGCTCGATTTTTTCATCCGTCACTAGAATTAAAGGATCGTCATATGTTGCAGAGCGTCGTCTCTCGTCGGTGATAAAAGAACTAGAAGCCCAACCAGAGTCCACGCGAAACCCTTCAACCAAATCCAGAGATGTTTTGTGTGACTTAGCTTCTTCGACAGTGATGGCACCGTCTTTGCCAGCAGCCGAAACAGCTTTTGCAATAAGGTTCCCGATAGTGTTATCGTTATTCGCAGAAATGCTCGCTACGTGGGCGATGTCGGCTTCGGACTTAATAGGAGATGAAATACTCTCTAGGTTTTCTACGATAGCGTCAACAGCCTTCTCGATGCCTCTCTGAATCTCTACTGGCGGAGTTCCAGCCGAAATATGCTTTTGTGCACGATTCAGAATTTCTCTTGCCAAGACTGTAGAAGTTGTTGTTCCATCTCCAGCATCTTGATTAGTTTGGGCGGCCGCTTGTTTTACAATTTGGACTGCTGCATTTTCAACGGGATCTTCTAGATCCACGAAGTTTGCCACAGTAACGCCGTCCTTTGTAATGATTGGACGCTTGCCCCTCTCTTGAAGGATAACATTTCTTCCTCGTGGACCGAGTGTAGACCCTACGTTGTCAGCCAAAATATTAACACCGTTCAAAATCTTTTGGTTCATATTGGAACCAGAACTATAATGCTTAGTCAAATAACACCTCTTAACGTTTAACTATTATATATTATAACCACTTTTTATATGAATGTCAAGGATTATTTTTTAATTGGGGGATAAATTTTTTCAATAATGTTTTCTATATCGGTGCTAGAAGAGTTGTTGAACACGCCTCTTAGGGCAACAGTATAAGAATTATTTCTGACACCTGTATTTTTATTTGTGCTGTGATACTTAATTCTAAAAACGACGTATGCTTTTACCAATTTGGAAGTCAGGCTCGGGACCGAACTTATTCCTTCGTCGAGGGAGAAAACATCTTTACCACAGATCATATATTTATCCCCCTTGTAACTGTAGTAATCTTGGATAAGATTTTTTGAGACCTCCATCTGGATAATATCTCCGCTTGTGCTTTTTGTTCTTTCTCTTCCTTGGTACGCTTCCCAAAATTCGAGAGCATCTTCGTGATTTAGCTTAGGTCCGGCTGGGAAGAAGCCGCCGATTTCACTCTTGTTGATGACTTCAGAATCCAAGGTTGACTTAATTTCACCGAATATCTTTTTCACAACAGGATTATTTTTACCTGTTGCCTGTTGCCAACTGTTCCCATCATGGCTAATTCTAAATTGTCCGAAGTCAACCCTTGTTCCCGAACTTGTTTTCACTTCGTAGGAGTCCAAGATGCTGCCATTTTCATCGTCAACCACTATCACATCCTTTGCATTAGAAGAACCACCTTGAGCTATCGCAGTTAAGGGCATCTCAAGAGAGTTAAAATACGAATTCATATAGGCAGCAATTGCTTTTTCGTGTTTGGTTCCTTTCTGCGCCATCCCCTCCTCATCCAACAATGTCTCGACTAGAGAAATTAAACCTTGTGCTGAAATTGGAGTTTCGGTTCTTCTGGAAGCATATGCGGCTTCGATTAAAGTATTGAATTCTTTCATGATATTAATTAGTCCTCAAGATCTTTTTCTTCTAGTAGAGTATAGCTAAAACTATTTCCGTAAAGTGTGGCAGACTTTTTGACTGCCGACATGAACAACTTAAAATCTGTGCCGTTTTTAAAAACTTGGCACCCGGCGGAGTAAGACCCAACATAATCTGCTGTCCCGGTCTTGGAGCGATGTATATTTATTCCGAACCAGCCTTCGTCTACTGTCTCTGGGTCATGGTCCAGAATTTTATCTCTGTTTCCATCACGCCACACTTTCAATACGTTGCCTCGTTGACACAGGGCTTCGTGAGCAAACTTAGAGTTGTGTCTGGCGTGAATATCCACCTTATAAACTCCGCGATATTGATTGGGGATCAATATTGCAGTTCCCTTTTTATTCATAGGGTGAACCAAATATTTCTCGCCGGGGTCTGTAGTAATGACAGAAGATTGAACTTCCCACTCCTTTTTCTTATTTTTATAAATAAGAAGCATTGTATCATCAAATTTGTTAGACCTTTGCTCTTTGGACCTTATACCAACAATATTGACATTAAAAATGCCCCCTTCAAAGAAAACATATCCCTTGTTCTCCATCGCCGATTTGATCTGTTCGGCTATTAATTTTGCGTGTAACCCTTTGATAATAGACATTTATATTATTTCCTTTAAACAACAATATCCGCGATGCCATATTCGACAGCTTGCTCGGCGGAGAGATATACATTCACATTCTTAGAGAACATCATCTTTAACTTTGCTCTAGTTAATTTTGTCTCCTTGCAGATTGCATCAATATATATATCTTGAATCTCTTGAATCTCTTTCATTTCATTTTGCAGGTCATTGATAGCCCCTGAACTACCCGCTATGATTGAATGTATCATAACTCTACAATTTTGACCGATCCTTCTTCGACCTTTGGTTCCCGCTGCAAGAAGAAGGACAGCGGCAGACATCACCTTACCAATACCATATGTAGAGATAGGCGTTCTTTCTCGCGTGACTCTCATAAAATCATATATGGCAAACATATCTGAAGCTACGCCACCGGGAGAATTAATAAAAAATTCAATCTCTTCCGATGATTCAATTTGATATAATTTCAGTGCATAGATGACCTCTTCAGATTGTTTCTCGTCTATATCTTGAAAAATACCTAGAACTCTCGGTGGAGAGGGTAAAGCGTCTTCCAATTCTTTTTCACTAGCCAACCCTGAATCATCTACCAGCTCTTTATCATCCGACATTTATTTTTCTCCCTCTTGTTTTTTGTTGGTATTCCAGCCCCAACTTATAAGGCTTTTTGCGCCCTGTCTTTTCAGTCTCTTCTGTCAGTAAAAATGGAAACTTCCTAGCCCAAGATTTCCATTCACCTTCTGTATTAAAAAATCTTCTAAATAAATAACATTCTGTTTTAGATTTGGGGTCATACCCAGAGCCTGTACATTGCCAGCCATCTAAAGATTTCAATAATTTATTTTTTTCTCTGACTCCGCCAACTCCATCTATTTGCAGGATGTAAACATCCCCTTCTGTATCAAATTTAGTATTTTTCCAAGCTACACCGATCATGAGATAACCTCCTATGTTTTTAAATATACCACTTTTTAAAAAAAAAGTCAATCATTTTTTTTAAAAATATTCAAAAAAGTCATCGCCCCTTTCCAACTTTTGTATTTAACAGACTGACGGAAGCGTGGAGGGATCGCTAATAAGAATTTATTAATTGCAGTTTTTTGCCAATTCAAAATATTCTGTTCATCTACATTTTTTACAATTCTTATCTCCTTCTCATCAACACCTAATTTGTGCATCATCATTTGTTTCTTTTGTTTTAAATAACTGTAATCTTCGTAAGTCATAATAAGAAGATGTAAACAACTTAGTTCTATTTCTTTAAATGCAGCTTGTTCCCACTTAGTGACAAAATACTTATTGTATATCCCTCGCAGGATAAAACCAAAAAATACTCCTATCATTAAATTAGCTATCATTTCATTTCCTAGACGTAAGAGAACCGCAAACAAATGAATTCATTTGCGGTTCACCTATTTTATTTTTGGAGAAATAGACTTACTTTTTTTGTGACATGGCACCTAAGCGAGTCTTGACTCTGCGAAGAACTTCTTGCACTAATTCTTCTTCCATTCTCTTGTGAGACTTTGCGTGACGATCTCTTTGGCTTTTGCGAGTCTCCTTGCGGCGGTCGCGATCGTTGCGGGCTTTATCTGCCTCTGCTCTTTCAGCGGGAGTAGACTCTGCTTCTTCGAGAGTGTCTTCTTCGGATTCTTCCAAAGCTTCATCCTCTTCAGCCAAGACATCAGCTAAAATTTCCTCAAGAGTTTCCTCTTCAAGATCTTCTAGTGGTTCTTCATCCATGTCTATATCCATGTCCATGTCGTCGCCACCATCTTCTCTGGCAGCGCGAAGTTTATCGGCTAAAGCAATAATTGCATCTGCTTCTTCGTCCGTCAATACAGCTTCGTCAGCTTCGTCAGCTAAGGCTGCATCGTCAGGCATATCCATATCCATGGCCATGTCTTCTTCGCCTTCTTCTTCAGCGTCAGGCATCGCCATGTCCATTTCCATTTCTTCTTCTTCTTCTTCTTCTTCTTCTTCTTCCTGCATCATTTCTTCATCATCATCTCTTAGATATGCTTTATCCATTTCTGTGAGGTTGGTGACGAAATTACTAGATACGGAAGCATCCAAGTTAGCTAATTTCATAAAACGACGTACTTCGTTTAAAAGATTCTTTTTGCTCATCTTAATTTCTCCTAATAATACTTTAGCAAAAAAGCGGTATAATATCAGTAATAAATAGTCTGTAGTTTTTTAAAAAACCAAAGTTTATAAATCTGGATGTTGTTTTTCTAGGATATCAAAAATATCTTGAATATCTCCATCATCTAAACCAAATTTATTTTTTGTTTCTTGTTCGACTTTTTCTATATTTTTTAGTTTTTTAGTTTTGTTTTTACTTTGAGATTTTGAACTCTCCTTATAATTATCCAGAAAAGAAATAATATCATTATCTCTTTCTAAATATCCTGTAAGCAACGCACGGAAGAACTTTGTTTTCGTTAATCCATCATGTTTCAACCTAACAATAAGTTCGGCTGCCCTTTTATCTGTATCCATAAAAGAAATTCTTTTTTCATTTTTTCCGTATTCCATATCATTAACTATTTTCGAGAAAGAATATGTGTCTTACTTTCTGATTGCCCGGACGAAGTTTGTGTTATAAACTCTGCTTTTGTCTGTAGTTCCAAGATAGTTCTGGCTCCAGAATATGAAAGACCGCTTCTGATTCCATTGTCCAGATCTCTTAAGATATCTTTGACAGAACCTTTTGTTAGAACTGTTGTCGAGATACCCTCATTTGAACTGTGTTTGCCTCTCCAATTGTGTTGAGCCTCCTTACTTGCCATGCCTCTATATATTTTTCTTTTCGTACCATCAGAAGAATGAATGACCTCGCCCGGTGTTTCGTTGGTGCCAGACAATAAAGATCCAACCATCACAAAATCAGCTCCTGCTGCGAGAGCCTTGACCATATCTCCGCTATTTTTTATGCCTCCGTCTGCGATAATCTTGACATCCCTTTTGATGTCTGCTGAAAAACATTCAAAGATAGTTTGGAGACCGGGCATTCCGTGACCCGTCTGGATGCGAGTAGAGCAAATAGACCCTGAACCAATATTACATCGAATAGAGTCTGCGCCCCAATTAGCAAGATCTTCGAACCCTTTCTTTGTTGCTACGTTGCCCGCCATAATGTGGATGTCGCTGTATAGGGATTTTAAATTCTCGATTGCTTTCGACATCAAGATGTGGTGACCATGTGCTACGTCTAAGCACAAAATCCTCACACCCGAAGCATATAATGCCTGTGCTCTCTCTAAATAATCTCCCGTGATACCGATAGCGGCCGCTTTGCGGTCATAGTTCTTTACCTCACAAGAGTGTTGAACCTGCATTTCTATAGAGTTGTACCTATGTATAATACCTAGCCCGCCGAGGTCTGCCATAGCATTTGCCATAGAGCTTTCAGTAACTGTGTCCATTGGGGATGATATAATTGGGAGCTGTAGCTCTCTCCAAAAATCCAAACCAGAAGTTAAATCAACTTCTTTTCTGGAAACAATGTCTGAATATTGAGGAACAAGTAGGACATCATCATAAGAAAGGGAAGCGGGGAAGCTCATGTCGGATCTCCCAGCTCCCAAAACCCATCGCCGCGTGGCTTCTTGTCTGTAGAGCCCAGTGCTCCGTCTCCACGGTCGCTAATTGTAATTGGGTGCCAATCATAAAGATTATCTTTGCTTGTCTCAAGTGCTCGAAAGTGAACTACAGGAACCATTACAACTTGAGCTATCTTCATTCCTCGCTCAATGAATTGTGTCTTGGTTCCAACATTGTGAAGATTAACAAACACTTCTCCGTTGTAACCAGAATCAATGACACAAGCACCCACGAGAAGAGATCGCTTTGATGCGTTTCCGCTACGGTTCTTTACTTCTAGCATATAGCCATGCGGTACACCGAACTTCAAACCTGTGGAGAAAAGTTTGCTTTCTCCCGGCTCCAGATAGGCTCCTGCCAATTCCCCATCGTCGGGATTGAAGTGTACATCCAGTCCAGCATCGGATGGATTTGCTCGTGTTGGTTTGGTGACATCGCCTCGTGTACAGTAATATTCTAAAATCATTACGCTCCCCCTGTAATTTTAGCTAGTGATTCGTAAACTTTTGTGAACTCATCAAAGTCAAAGCCTTTCATCTTCATCATGCGGTATGCCTTTACCGTCATAGAAATTTCGTCTCCTGTGAGCCATTCAGCCTCTTTGTAATCTGTTTTAAGTTGACGCTTTAATTCTTTGAATGGTTCCATCTGATCTTCAATCTCTGCAAGCTCTCTGACATACTGAATCATTTTCTCTTCTTTGCTTGAAAGATTTTCATCTCGAACCTCTTGATGAATTTCAACTACGTTTTCAAAAATTTCAAAACTGCCTGTCATTTTAATGTAACTCCTCTTGTTGATTACTTATACAATATAGCATTAATGTGAACTGTTGTCAAGGTCTTTTTTCCAATTATATGAATGAATTATAAAAGAAGCATGACTATGCAAGGGATCTGGATATCCTCCTAATGAATACTTTTTACACATCTTCCATAAAACATTTCTGAAGTATTCTGAATTCCCTGTGATTACTTTAAGTGGAAAGTCGTCAAAGTGATCAGTTATAAATTTTTCCAGTGTATCTTCTGCATCCTCATGCGAAACACCATGCAAATCAATGATGTTCTTTTTTTTCATCAGATTGTCTCTGGGCTAGAAGAAAATACAACCTCTATGTCTTTGAAATAATTTCTAATGTAATCACAGAACTGTTCTTTATTCTGGAATGTAAATAAATTATTTCTCCCCTGATCGACGTACACAGACCACGAACCCACTGTTTCAAGTATATCCATCTTGTTAAAGATCAAGTTAGTGACCCCGTTCATTCGGATAACCTTATCTAAGTTTGGCAGATTCATCCAGTTACATTGACGTTTTCTGCCTGTAGTCGCGCCGTACTCTTGACCAACTTCCTGAATGGCATTGAACACCTCGTTCTCTGGTTGGAATTCTTTTGTACCGACATAAGTTTCATATGCCTTTGCTACACCAATGACGTGACGGATTGAATTAGGGGGAAACCCATTTAGACAAGCACCTGCGCTAGTGCAATGACTACTTGTTACATATGGATAATCTCCCCAATCGATATCAAGCTCGGCTCCTTGAGCACCCTCACATAATACTCGCGCATCTGGATTGGCAAGATAAAACTCCTCATACATATCAATCAGGTAGTCTTCCAATATAGGGTAATCCTCTGCACGCTTTCCCTGTCTGGCATACTTATCACTGTAGCAAGGACCGTTTCCTGTTCGCGTTGTTCCTAGCTTTGTTTCTTTGGAATCTGCTCGCTGATGAGTTCCTTGGATGATGTGCGCGTTTTTGGCAATAAAGATTTTGTTGTAAATCTCTATGCCTCCTTCGCGAAGCATCTTAATTTCATCGAAAAACTTATGGATGTCTACGACGCAGCCGGGCCCGATGACACTCTTTACACCAAAGAAAACACCAGCTGGGATATGATGTGTAACAAATTTTTCACCATTATGATAGATTGTGTGACCAGCATTGCAACCCCCATTGTAGCGAACACAATGAGTATATCCTCCATTCTTAAGAAGGTGATGGGTAACTTTTCCCTTACCCTCATCTCCGTGTTGCATCCCAATAATTACGTCTACTTTTAACATTTATTTATCCTGCAAGAAGCTGCTGTGTGTTGTGGTATTTGTTTCGATATTCAAGAAGAGCAAGCTCTTTGTGCTTTGCCTCGATCATGACGTGGACCTCTTGACCATAAGTGTCGATGTAATTTTGAATCATATCCGAATGCGCCTGTGGTCTGATCTTTGGATTGTTGTGCTCTTTTGCTCTGGATTCAGAGTAGTGGACCACAGGAATAACATCACCCCAAGTAGAGCAAGCAAGCGATAAGGCTTCGGCTTGAGACATGCCGCGATGAGTGAACAGGTGATGATGAAAGTCATGAACAACGGGAATACCAATACGAGAATGAATTTCTTCGACAAGCTCGGCTGTAGAGTACAGTGAGTCTCGGTCGTCGTTCTCTACAGTAAGTCGAGACTTGACAGCATCAGATAACTTTTCGAAGTTACGGCAGAAGTTGCCAATAGCCATTGGCTTGTCGCCGTATGTTGCGCCAACGTGAATGTTGATCTTAGCCCAAGGAGTACGAGGCTGTCCGAGCAAGTCCATCATTTCGCCATGGATCTCCAAGTCGCGAACAGTATTCTTGATTACGCGCTCCTTGGGACTCGTCAGTTTGTTGAATGGACCGGGGTGAGTAGTGAGCCTCTGACCCACACTACGGGCGAATTCCCCTGCTTTGGCAAGCTCTTCTCTGATTTGTTCGTAGTGCGGCATATCAGAAAGCTCATACTCTGAAGCCCATGGGAACATAGCTGATGACATCCGAAAGAAATGAATGTCATTGTCGAAGTTCCATTTGAGAATTGTACGGAGATCTTTCGCATTTTGCAAAGCAAGTTCGGATGCGTATGCAATTCCACGCTGCTTGAATGTTCGTTTGATCATCGTCCGGTTGGTTGTGACACGTTTATTTTTCGGCTGTTCCGAAAGACCCATATTGATACAAGCATAACCTAGAATTTGCATAAACACCTCTTGTTTGTCTTATTAATATAGCATCTTATGAGGCTCTTGTCAAGATAAAATTCTAAAATTTCTTCTAAGATTTCTTGTAGAGAATCCCCATTTTCCATTGTATTCTAGTTTAGCCATATACGGCTTGTTTACAAAAATTTTATCATATTCTTGCACACCCCAAACTCTAATCTTTGTTAAGGTGTTGGTGTCATCGATTACCTCTATAACCCAATAAGTTTTTCCAGTCTTCGTCTTCTTTGGAATGACCTTTCGAGGGATAAACCAAACCACTTCTGACAATTGAGGGTCGTAGTTTCCAATAGCGGGAATAGACGCTTCATTTAACTGTGCATATACATCGTCTTTCATGACTCTGTTAAAAGGGAACACCCCGGTCAACTCCACCAGATATCCGATCTTTTCTTCATCAGTGAAGTCGCCCTCTGGCTTATAAGCCTCGATGTTCTCATCTAGGTTTTTTTGTTTCCTAGGTCGGTCTACACACACTGCTGTCCAGAAGTGCTTACCGCCGGAGAACCTTTCGTCAATTAGACTACTCATTGCACCTGCGCGGCACAAGACATCCAATGCCTTCTTGTTTAACTTGGAATATATTATGTTTTCATTAAACAAGAATTCTTCTACTTTTTTGAATGGTCTGTTGGCCATAATCTGTTCGATTGCTATAACACCCAATCCCTTGATGGAAGATAGGGGCTGAATCAAAGTTTCTCCGTCAGTGGAAATCTCCCATACGCGCCCAGAAGAGTTAACATCTAATCCTTTAATTTTAAAATCAAACGACTTGGCAATGTTAATTGCTTTTTCTTTTCTAGATTCTGGCTCCTTGTCTAAGAAAGCTGCCATCCATTCTGATTGATAATAATTTAAAAGCCAAGCACACTGATAGGAGATAAAGCAATAGGAGACTGCGTGAGACTTGTTAAATCCGTATGCGTTGAAGAACTCAAAGTTTTCCCACAATCGCTCGCCAGTAGTCCTCTGGAGACCTTTCTCGACGCACCCTGCAATAAACTTTGCTCTCAATTCGTTCTTTACTTGTGCTTCTTTGCCTGTGCCCTTCTTAGTCAATACCTTGCGGAGCATATTCCCCTCATCGAGAGAAATGTCCTTGCCTAGTCGGTGTGCCATCGAAGCGATCTGCTCTTGGAAAATCAAGAACCCATATGTTTCTTCCGTCACTTCCCTGTGTTCTTCTGTGAGATACTTTACAATATGTGGTCTGTTCTTCGCCTCCACATAATCATTATGAACATTTGCCGAAAGTGGTCCGGGTCTATAGATCGAGGTAATAGCAGCCAAGTCGATCAGGTTTGTTGGTTTTGCCTCTACACAGAAATTTTGAGCACCCGTTTCGGTAAACTGGAAAACACCAGCCCATCTGCCTTCATGAAAAATGTTTTCATACACGTTCTGATCGTTTAAGTCGATGACATCTGGATGTAGATTGTTGTCATAGAACTCTTTTATTTCTTTGAACGTTGGATCTTTTACTCCGTGATGTCTTCGGAGGATGTGTGAAATGCAACCTTCAATCATTTTTAGAGTAGACAGACCCAGCACATCGAATTTGATAAAGCCCATTGGTTCTAAGTGACGGACGTTTTGACCTTCTGACCAAGGAGTCTGTCGAACTCCTCCAGAGTTAATTAGCGGCATCCTCTTATTGAGATCCTCGGCAACAACAACACCCCCAGCGTGACGCGAGCATGATCTGACTTGACCGACTAGGGTTTCAACGTGAGTTTTAACGTGAGGATATTTAGCAAGGAACTTGTTCAAAGATTCGCTAAACTCCATTAGGTCTTCAAATGTCGGGTTATATAATCCCGCTGTCATTCCATGCTTCTTCTTAGCTGGTCCGATAGATTCTCCTACCATCGCGCTCGTCACATTATTAACTTCAGAAAATTCAATGCCGTAAAACTTAGAGATGTCCTTAATCAAAGATTTTAATTGCAAGGTGTTCCAATTTGAAATAGGGGCAACCTTGTCAGATCCCCAGTCGCTGATTAATGTTTCTTTCAGCTCCATGCTATCTGCTACATCATAATCAATATCGGGATAATCTTTAGCATCTTTTCTTAAGAAGCGAGAGAATTGAAGCCCATACTTTAATGGATCCACCTGCGTAATGTTTAAAGCATATGCCACCAGAGAACCAGCAGCAGAGCCACGTCCGGGACCGACCAACATCTTTTGGTTAGCTTTTTGACTGATTTGATCCATCGTTAAAAAGTATTTTGAAAAGCCTCGACTAGAAATAACCTCCAGCTCCTCTCGCAACCTTTCAGTGTAATCTTCTTTATTGTGTAGATCTTTCGAGCGGAGCCCTTCGAGGCAAAACTTTTCCAATGCTGAATCGGCTGTTTCGCCCGCAGGAATAACAAAGTCTGGTAGCCTCACTTCGTTGTCTGGAATAAAATTATCAATCCGATTATGAGCGATGTGGTGAGTATTCGTGAATGTTTCCATAATCATTTCATCATCGTATTCCACGCTACAATCAGAAGAATATTTTTTATATGCATCCCACATTTGGTTTCCATTCCGTGGGTATAATTCATATCCTACCTCTTCCACATCAATGGGTAGCTCGCCGTCTCCAGCCCATGAGGGCTTTGATTTACCAAGCCAGCCCAGTCGTTTGTATAATTCTCTGTCTTTCCAAGCCTTCGGGTTTGGATAATGAGAATCAGAAGTAGAGATCAGACTAATTCCAAATTCCTCATGCATCTTGATGATCAACTTATTGAGTTCATGTTGCTCTGGAATGTTGTTCCATTGGAGTTCTCCATACCAGCGGTCACCGAAGATATCAACCATTTTGGTTGTGGTTTCTCGCATGGCGTTTAGGACAGCCTCTTCGCCCTTCTCGCGGTTTTCCCAATAATTACCAGCATAGACACCACCTAAACACGCGGATGCCGCTATGACTCCCTTAGAATACTTTTTGAGTAATTTATAATCAACTCGTGGATAGCGATAATAGTTACCCGGCGAGAACGATTCAGAAATCAAAGAAAAAAGATTATTCAAACCTTCTTGATTCTGCGCTAAAAGGATCATATGTCGTCGTCGATTTAAAATATTGCGAACTGCTTTCTTTGATGCGTCCTCATCTTCGACAGTTGTTGCAGTAACATCCTTGCTCAATGTTTTGCTTTTCTTCTTGTCAGCCTTAGCTGCATCGTAATCCTCTTTCCATTCCTCAATCGATGGGAGGAAGTAAGCTTCGACACCAAAGATGGGCTTGAAATCTCGGCCATCTGCTTTCATTTTCTTTGCGTGCAAAACTTGGTGTGGCAAGCCATTCATGTTCCCGTGATCAGTCAAAGCCAAAGCTGTCATTCCGTTCTCATAAGCAAAGTCCATATGTTCTTGGGGATACCCAAGAGCATCAAAAATAGAACCAGCAACAGAATGGGCATGAAGCCCGACAAATGGAATCTTTTTCATTCTAATAACCTCCAATAGAATGTAATTATAGCACAGTACTGATGAAGTTGTCAACCATTTTTATTACTTTTTTCTTATCTTCTGATGATTCAAACTTATGTTGAGACACTTGGTATCGCAAAACTCCCGCTGCCTTCTGAATCTTACCGATGTCTGGAGCTGAAATGTTTGAGAGTGCATCTCGCATTTCACGATTTTCCTTTTGTGTGTGAAGATGATCGTTCTCAATCATTAATTGCATTTTTTCAATATGCAACAATAGATTCTTTTTGGTCATCTTGTTTAATTCTGCTTTGGCTTTACTCATTGTCTTCTCCTGTAATATATTGATATTATTTATTTGTAGCAATTATTTCTGAGACTTTTTTTCTAGAACTAGCTTTTGCGGAAATCGTTCTTGATACTAATATTTCCTGCAAATTTAACCCCTTGTAAAGTTCTCTAGTTCTAGGCGTATCGCTATTGGATACCACAACTCTGTGCTTTGAATCATATATACAAGAAGCTAATTTCTCTTGCTGTGCCAACCCAAATGATTCTGGAGAATAGCTTGTAAAAGATGAAGTTTCGCTCATGGGAATATATGGAGGATCGCAATAAATGACAGTATTCTTATTGGTAGAAATTTCATTAGCAATATTAAATACCTCCCCAAAGTCATTGCTAATAAATTCCACTTTTTGGCTTTTTTCAGCAAATAATTCTATTGCCTCTATGGGAAACTGTGGGTTTTTATATTTTCCATAAGGAACATTAAAGCCACCTGACCTATTATATCTACACAACCCATTGAAAGAATGTCTATTCAAATATATAAAAAGTGCCGATCTTTCGCTACTGCCAATATCTAAGTTGTTAAATCTTTCGCGAAATTCATAAAATACTTCAGAAGAATTAGATTCATGGGAGAAAAAACTTTGGGCATATTCAATAAATTGTGGCCCGGTTTCTTTAAGCTCCTTAAATAAAGAAATCAAATCAGTATTTAGGTCGTTTATCAAATATTTTTCGCTTTCAACATTTAGCCAGACCACCCCCGAACCACAAAATGGTTCAATGAAAACATCTGGAGAACCAATGAGTGGCAAAAGTTTTGGCAAAAGCTTTCTTTTTCCACCAGCCCACTTTAAAAATGCTTTATTGTAGTTGCCCATTTTTACACTCCGTTATATAATTTTTAAGTTCTGATAATTCTGTACACACCTTTATTTTTTTAGAAGCCCAAGACTGTGGTATTCTCCCATTTTGATGCCCTTGGTATGAAGCCCAATTAGCTGGCACGCACATCTCTTTAAACCAATCCACCGAGCCTTTTGCCCACCCATTTCCCAATATCGCAAATATAATTTCGTCTTCCTCATAATGATTATATGCATGGATTAGCATGTTGGGCATTTTTTCCGACACACTTCCGGAGACATTTTGAGTTTTGACTTCTACTCTTATTTTTCTATTTTTGGAAATATGCACGACTCCATCTGATTTTCCCTTTCTGGGACCGTATGCCTTTTCGAAAAGTGCCTGTTTTTCATATTGTAGACCTGCATTTTCTACAATTAACTGTACACTTTCCTCCGCTTCGTATCCATTTTTATTTGCCTTACATCCACCAGCCACTAATCCCTCCTCTAAAGAATTTACTCTTCATCATCGACTCCTATTTCATTCCATTCGTGATACTTCATAAAGATTGGGTGAGGTCTTTCAACCTGCTTCCTTTCTTCTGACCCCAAGTAATTGCAATACCCATCCCAAGAATCTACGTTGTAATACCAAGGGACTTCAACTTTCTTTTCTATATCTATTATAACAGGTTTAAAGATTTTGTCAAGGGAAAAATAACGTGCAGACCATCTTTCTTCTTTTGGCAGCTTCTCCCTTGGGAATATGCCGCCTTCCATAACCTTTGAATTGTATTCTCCGGTGCCCTTTCTTATTTCCCTGCGGCATTTGACGAAATCATCTTTGTCGAATGTAAATCCAAGATACTCTCCGTCTTGCACTGTCTTGCCGTTGTGCGACAACATAAATGAATTGTTGCTTGAGATTATTTTTCTATGCTCTCGGATTATCTCTGGATCATAAACACCATAAGGAAAAGCCACATAGTTTCTTTTTGGTATCACCCACTTGCTTAACCTTGCTGACACTTCAAAGGCAGTAACAGCACCGTGAAGAACTGACCAAGCCAAGCAGTCTCTCTTTCCTATATCTTTGGCCCTTACTGGAACATAATAGATTGGTATTTGTTTTCGTGTCTGTGATGGATAAGGGTCAAGGCTACGACCAATCCAAACAGGATCCTGCACCCACTCTCCTAGCCTATGTCTGATAAGCGGTGTCATATCATCGTTGGCTACAATCCAGATGGTTTCGCATCCAGCCCATGCACACTCAAAGACCGCTCGTTCAACTGCGAGGTAGTCTGGCGCGATTGGCATTAGCGAATCATGCCAATCCATTTTAAAATCGAGTGGCTGTCCTGCCACGGGAACAATCCCTGCTAAATGAAAAGAACTCAATTAACCTTCTTTTGCTGTGTCCATAAGTTTCTCTAAATCATGCATACTCTTCGGAGGATTGTATGGAGGTAATCCAGCATCTTGCTTGTGCTTTGCATATAGCCCAAGCAACTGGTCCCTTGCACGGTATAAGACTTTAAGAGCATGCTCTAGGGCTTCAGTTGGGTCTGACAGCTTGTGCGACATGATACCCCCGACACCACGAGATTCGAGGTCGGTGGGCCATTTGTGGGTACCATTTTCAATCTGTTTTTTAACCACCATCATCTGCGACAGCAGCGGGTCAACGGCTTTTTCATACACTCCTATCGCCATAATGAGAACACGTTTATATTCATTCATTCGCTTTTTGGGATCAAAAATCACTGAAGACGCTGAATGCACTGACCTTATTAATTTGTTTAGATAGTCAGCGTCTAACTGGGTTTCAAAAACCTTTCTCAAAGTTTCACTATCTATATCGGCAGTGTCTTTCCCCATGCCGAAGATCTCATTTACCTCTTCGCGAACCTTTGCTTTTCCCATTAAGTTTTCTAAATCATGCATATTTGGCTTCGGCTTATAGGGCGGCATATTCGAAACCTTGTTTCGGTGTCTCTTATATGCTCCGAGAATTTTGTTTCTCATATTCAAAATTAGCTCTATGAGTTGTTTTATTAAATCCGAATCATTTTCCCAAGATGCTACTTCATCTGGCAGGTAATGGTTCACTGATTTAGCTACGAAAGGATCTATGGTGCGAGTGGATTTGTCGATTTGGCTCTTGGCGACCATAAGTCGAGACAACATTGGATCTACTTCTTCCTCATAATCTTTTATTAATTTTTCAAGATATTCTTTATAAAGCTCTTGAGAGTATCCCTCTTCTTCCAGACCTCTCACTGCATGATTAATGGCAATGGGGATTTGTTGAATAGCATCCAGATGATCGGTGTCTAAATCAATGTATTTTTTGCCCATGCCGAAGATTTCATTGGTTTCTTCTTGTTCCTTGATGTATTCTCGCCAATTTTCAAGTAGGAGTTTCATTTTCTATTCTCCAATAAAATTTTCTATAGTGGCACCGCACTGCTTGCCTATTCCAAAAAATCCATTCATCTGCGGTAACCTGTCGGAATAAGAATAAATCCGATGTTCCCCGTCCACGACAGAAATTTTCCACCGACCTTCATCACAATAATTCCCCTCATGATCAGACAGCACAAAGATAGGGGGCAGAGTATCTTGGCTTTCCAATTCCTCACTCCGATACCTTTCTGGATTAAATGGTCTCGTTTTCGGAAGATTATCAGAAATGAACTTGACATTATACCATGTGTAATCGCTCATACTTGAACCCCAAAAAAGTATCCCAACATCGCCACCCGTCAAGACCAACTCTTCCTTGACTCTCTGGGGATCAATTGGATTGGGATCAAATGAGGCAACAACTTTAGGAAACCTAAGTCGGTCTCGCCAATTTTCAAGTAGGAGTTTCATTTTCTATTCTCTGGTAATTTTGATTCCAAAAAAGAGATAAGAGATCTTACATCAGAACCGAGTGGCGGATGTACATCTGGAACAAAAGCGTGTAGTGCTTGCCCTATAGATGACAGGAAAAGGCGAGAACTCAAAGCCATGGCATGTCGGCAATGAGTTAGGTAAGTTTCGTTAACGTCTTTTAAGTGTCCCATAACTTATATAATTAGTTTGTTTTGGTTAATAAGTTCAATAATTTTGACGAGTAGTTATTCGGATCACATTCAAATTGCTCTATGATTTCTTCTGGAGTGTCATAACGGAACTCAAACCGAGCATCTTCTTCATAATAATTCGTGACATCTGGAATTATTTCTCTTTGTGTTGCCTCAATCTTGGGAGAATAGTACCGATAAGTCTCTGGGTTTTTCATGTCTCGACCGTTACGAGCACCCTTGATCCCAGCATCTTTCATCATCTGTAATATTTTGAATCTAGCCATTGTGTCAGAATACTCAAAGTCTCTTACTTGATCTTCTTCTAAAGATGATACCGCGACCAGATCTTTTCTAACTCTTCCTGACGCTTGATTTCCAAATCTGTCGGAGGGGTAAAAGATAACTTTTCTGATGAATTCATCTTGGGTCTCAAGCAAATCATGGTCATGCTCCATGCCAGAGCGCACATTAAACCAGTCCAGAACTCGTGATTTTCCAACTTGTTTCCTTTTTATTGGTGGAAGCCCGTAGACCCCGATGTCGTTAAAAATTATTAATTTATTAAACTCAAAGCGTCCGAGTCTAGAATTGTGAGTAGCGACTTTTAAAAGATTGTCTCTGATATTTAGACTTTGAGCCTTATCTCCCACAAGGAGCTGTCCAGACAATCCAAGAATAAAATTTATTTGCTCATGCGCCTGAAGCATGTTTTGTGTCTTGAATGAGGACAATTCTTTTTCAAACTCATCAAACCTAAAGGGAGCATCAAAGCCTCTATAAACACAAGGAAAGTTATTATAATAAGCATACAGTTTAGCACTTAAACCACCTCCAATGACAATCTTATTGTATTGATATATATGTTTATCTAATCTCAAAACGCCACTTAGTTTAATTATATTTTAGAAGCTCTCTTTCTATAAAGAATTTTGCTCTCTGTAGATTATCTTTCTTGTCTTTGTCTTCTTCTTCTATGCCGCTTAAAAGCAAACTCTTTAAGGCAATAGAAATAGTCAAAGGAAGGTTGTGATCCTTTGAAACTACCTCTATGTCTACTTTTAATTTATCAGAGTTACTCATTTTTTTGTTTCTTTGATTATCTTGTTGATTTTTCCTTCAACCAGCAAACTACCTTTTGTTGGAACAGGGGATTCCAATAATGGTTCCCTGTTTACCAATTCTTCTTGAATCAACTCTTTAAGCATGTTCAAAAAATCTTTGTTAATTTTCATTTCAATCTTCCTCTAAAATCCCCAGAACGTGATTTTCCAATACTAAATAGTTGGTTCCCGAACCAAAATCCACTTCTTCAATCATGTGGTTTAGCACTACGGCGTATTTGCCCTCTGCAATCGGAGGACGAACCGATGGGGCAACCGAAAGAATTTTAACTTTCTCATAGCGGCTTTCGCTTTTAAAAGTCCCTTCCGGTAATGCAATCAACGATTCAGGCTGATTAGATTCCTCATCTAGACGACCAACTAACAAATAACGATTACACGGCTTAAACATTATAACTCCTCTACGTTTTCTTTTCCACGAAGGGCTTCGAGATATTCAGCTGGCATCTCACAAGCACCACCGGCACATGCTGAATCTTGCTGGAAATCAATATTATCTTCTTCTTCACATAAGGTTGTCCAATCAACATCTTTGTATTCTTTACTTAACTTTTCCCACATTTTTAAATTATAAACATCTTTCAAGCAATAGGTCATCTTTCTAACGTCACCGTCAAAGTGACTATCAGCAAATTTAATTGCGGCGGTGACCCACTCTCTCTTATTCCAAGTCACGCTTGTTAGTGGCTCTCCAATACCCAACAAACAATCACTAGCGGCCCATAGGTTACCATTGAACGCCTCTAATCCTTTCTCAATAATACCAGAAGCAAAGAAAGATCCGCTTCCGTATTCTCTAAGGATATCAGTTTCGTAAGGAACAGCACAGAAAGGTGCCTGTGGATAGTCTTTGTCGCCAGAGTTAGGAATCAAAGAAATACCAGCAAAGTATTTTCTGTTCTGGTAGATGTAGTCTTCGATAAGATCCCACTCATCTTGGCGAACGTGTATAGTATTAGATACGTTATGGCTTAACCAAGGCTGTGTACAAAGATCTTTGTTCGTACCATAGCGAACCCAGTTTTGCTGGGTTAACTTAACACTCTCCAGCAAGTCAGAGGCATTAATTTGGTTTTTTGTCTTTGCACCAACTGGGACTTCACACAAAAAGGTAATAACCTCGGTTACTCCGTTCGGATCCCAAACAGATGTTTCCACTGCTCTAGGGTTAGTCTTTCTAAAGTGCTGTACTGGATTTTCTTGAACATTTGCTTGTACACGGCGGAAATATCTCTTTGCGTGATGCGGGTGAATGCCGCTTGCGGTGCCTAAAATACAACTTGTTGAGCCAGCGGGCTTTACACAGGTGGTTCTAGCTGCTGGATTGATTGAGATCATAGCGGCGATTTCTTTGTTGATGTCTTTAACAATTTTTGCCCCATTTCTTTGAATCTGCGGATTAAAAAGAACGTCGGGATTATCCATCATGCCTGTGATAGAGACACCCAATAGGGCTTCACGGCGAGTGATTCTTTCTGTCGTTTCTCCAACGTAAGGAAAGCTAGTGTAAGCAGCCTGAAGAGTGCCGACAATAGCAGCTGCTTTACATGCTGCATAAAAGTTTTCTTCCGTGCTTGCCTTCTTGCCATTAATCTCTGCCAAATTACAGAATTGCCACCCTGACTTACCTGTTTCATCATCGACTGGATATAGCCCGATTTCAACACAAGGATTGAAGCCCATCTCTGTACTATCTGCCCATACGAAACCCGGCTCCCCAAACTCCTTAACCCAAGACATCAATTGGTTAAAGGTCTGCTTAGAGGTCTTGTCTCTAATAAGTAACGCACTGTTGTTAGAGCGTCCTCGTTGTGGGTTCTCAATAAACCAGTTTCCTGTCTTGGCTTTTGCCATCTCCTCATCTTCTGGAGAAAACAGTGCGATAGTTGCCGAACGACGAACTCCGCCAGAGATCACAGCGTCGGCAGCGTGCATAATAATATCATAAACGTCAATTGAGCGTAATTTGACCCGAACACTATCTCTCAATCTTCTTTCAAAAATTTCTGTAATCTTTTCGATTGATCTCATGAGCCCGCCGGGACCGGGTGCTTTTGCTCCAGACGACAATGGAGCACCAGCAGGGCGAATTCTAGAATAATCAAACTCTACTTTTTCCCCAATGTACTCATCAAATTCATTAATGCCGCCCATATAGCTCGCAATTAAAACACCAATGGCATCAGCCCATCCTTCAATGGTATCTGGAACCTCATAAATCTTTGGTACAATGGCGTTCCTTCGTGCAACGAGTGGAAGTTGGCTAACATGGTGAGTCTGAACAGAAAAACCAATACCACAACCACAAAGAAGCAGATACATAAGCTCTTGAAAAGCACGAGCGCGATTGATGTGACCAAAACCACAGTTATAAACACGAGCGTTGTGTTTAAAAATTGGCTCACCACCAAACTGTAAAATCCGCTGGGATCCTAAGATTTCCTTTTTTAATACTGCCTGCTCTGCATAATCAATGTGCTCCATAACATCTGGATAATCTTTAAAATACTCTCTATGCATCGAAAAGACTCGATCAACTTGTTCTTTCCAAGTTTCTCTTCTTTTCATCTCCGGTAGATATCTCGCGTATTTAGCGATTCTTGTGTATTCTTGTAGACTGTTAATTGACATTTTATTTCCCCTTCCCTTTGTTGTTCTTTTTATATAATGTGGCGATTTTCATTTCTTGACGCTTCTTGGCATCTCTCTGAACTTCACCGATAGTCTCTCCGGTGTTTGGCAACACTTTGATAGTAATATTATTAGTGCTCATAAAAATAGGATATATTAACCCATCAGGGCCGTTACGATTCTTTGCAATAAAAATTCTCCCCTGATTATTCAACTTATCCTCTGCCGTTCTGGATATTGAAAAAATAAAATCTGCTACAAAACATTTGTTAAAAGCCTCACTGATTGATTCCATTGTAATTACTTCTGCGTTCAAGCCAGAACGGTTTGTTTGACTTGCTGTCCATAAACAACATTTATATTCTTGCGCCAAACCACGAAGCTGTTCATAAATAGTCTCTAATTCGTGTCTTTTCTCTCTTAATCCGGAAGTTGGTCTCAAAAGATCCGCATAATCAACAATAATAACGTCGGGCTTGAAACCTCTTTTTATAACTTTTTCCAAATGATTCTTCAAAGTTACGGGAGATGAGGACTTTGTTGGGTATTCTTTTACGATAAGCTTGCCATCAAGATCTTGAATTTTTTCGTATATCTCTTCTTTGAAAGTTGTTAAATCTCCTAGCGGAACATTTGTGATGCAGCTATCGAATCTCGAACCCACGACCGTATCTGATAATTCTAGTGTGTAATAGATTACATTCTTGCCTGCGATTAGTGCCTGTGCCCCTATGTGGACCAGAGCCATACTTTTTCCTGCGCCAGTTGGGGCGATTACGACTCCAAGTTCACCAGTCCCTAGACCCTGATGTGTAATCAAATCTATCTGGTCCCACCCTGTTGCGACTGGATTCCTAGCTTTGAATGTGAATCTCTGCTCAAAATCTTTAATGTAGTCGTGTCCAAAATTAGAATCCGAACCGAGCTTGAGAGCCTCATTTATAACACTAGATATTTGATCAAAAGAATGGCTTTCGAGAAGCTTTACAGATTCCAACATTGCTTCTTTAAGTTTTTGCTTTCTGCAAAAATCGAGAGACGTAGTTTTAATATACTCAGCATCTTCCGGCTCACATCTGGATATGCGAGCGTAGAAATCACGAATCATGGTCTGTACGGACTCTAACTCATTAGAAATTTCAGTCCGAAGAATGGATTTCATAATTTGTTCTGACGGATGTACAGAGAACTTTTCCCTATAGTTGTAGACTAGCTTTGTGAAAGATTGTAAATATTTTAGTTCCAAGAAATTAATGTCCAGTACTTCAAATATTTGATCGGCGAATGGTCGATCTATCAGAATCATGTGACATAAATTTTCTTGGAACTCTTTTCCATATTGACTAAAGTTTTCTTTAGACATCTAACCTCCGAATTGTCATTATAATATTAAAGAATAACTTTGTCAAGCATTTTTGCAAATTCTTTTACAACTGGTAAATAAATCTTGCATACTCCATTCTGCAAAACCATCTGTTCTGATTCTCTTAATTATCTCTGTCTTATTAAACTCTGGAGTAAAATTATCTAATGCAGACTGAACTTTCATCTTTGTTTGGATTGAAATTGCTGGTGCGTATAGCTGCATGATTTTATAATTCTCTTGTATTTTATCATAACTCTCTAAGATAGCTGAGAAAGCTTTCAATCCCGTATTGTCGTTTTTGCAGTACTCTTGCAATTCAGTAAATGTAACCGAATCTTCTTTGGCAAAGAATTCCATCTTCTTGGCAATTGTCTTTAACCCAACACCCCTAACTCCTTTGAGATTGTCCGAAGCGTCTCCTGCGATTGCGCGAGCCATCGCAAAGTTCGTAGGATGGATTCCAAAATCTTCCAAGATGCGAGGCTTGTTGACAAACTTTTTCTGAATTGGTCGATAAACCACAGTCTCGTCATCACAAAGCTGAAAGAAATCTTTATCACTAGAGACAATAATCTTTTGCCACCCTTTATATTTACTATTCTGCACAACAAAAGAAATCAAGTCATCAGCTTCAATTCCATCGCTAACAAGTTGGATACAAGGTAGAAAATTTAACATTTCCATTAGTCGCATCTGTTGCCACACTTTATTCTGCAACTGCTGGCTTTCCGTTAAATTACCAATATTTCTATTAAGTTTAATTGGCTTTCTTCCAGCTTTGTAATTTTTATTTATTTGCTTGCGCTTTTGAGATCCACCTGCGCCATCCCAAGTTATAACAATCTCATCAGGCTTCATCTCTCGGCATAGCTTTTGTAAGATTTTAATAAAACCCTGATATCCACCTATCGGCTCTCCCGACATGGTGGATAGAGAAGGATCAACAATATAAGCCCGGAAATACGCATTCAGAGCATCAATAACCATTAGTCTTTTCATCTTTAACCTCTAAAACATAATAGCACTTTTTCGTAAGTTTGTCAAGCTTTTTTTGTAGCTCTTTCAACCATTATATTTATATATTCAGCCATTATAGCTTGTCTTTGTTCTTCTGATTTAGCGTTATGCCAATTCCAAGCGAATGTCTTTTCCATATCTCCAGTCTGTTTTCTAACTCCATTTGCTTCTTTTTCAAATATTTCAAGTTGTTCACTTGTAGGTGAGGGTAGTTCGATGCCAAGGTCCATGGCAATCTGCTGAAGTGCAAAAAGGTTATCTTTCTCTGCGGCCGCCGTAGCCTTTAAAAAGATACCTTCTCTGTGAGACCTTTCTTGTTCTGACAACTTAATCAACTTGTCTGGATGAGTCATCGAAACAATCTTCTTATGAAGAAATTTTACTTCTTTGCTGATGTTCTTTTTGTCGAGTTCATATATTTTTTCGCTCTCGACTTTGCCGGAGTCTTGCTGGGTGGGCTCTGGTACGTCATCTTCTGGAAATAAAATTTCATATATTTTCAATTCCTTTGAAGCATTTAAAAATTCTTCTTGGAATGTTTTAGTTGCATCGTTCATAAGACGCTGATGATACTCAAGATCGGCATACAAAAATTTAAGTTCAAATAGAAGCTTGTGGTGCTTCATCTTGAGTATTTCATCATCATCCATACTTACAATTAGTTTTCTTCTTCTTCAGAGTCATAGAAATCTGATGCAGAGCCTTGTCTTTTATCAAACTTCATAATAACTTCTTCGTCCATGATTTGATAAACTCTCTGGCGGAACTTTTCATTCTGCATCTTATCTACCCACTTAGCCGCTTGGAACTTCTCTGTTGTTCCATCTTCAAAAACCATAGTGTACCACGCTCCCGATCTAATAATATTTTCGGAAGAGCTTACGGCATCGAACAATGACTCATCATCTTGGATCGCCACTGTATTTCCGCCCCATAAGATTCTGAAGTTGCACCTTCGCCCAGCAGTGCCAAAGCGAGACTTTTCTAGCTTAACTTTGACCTCTGATCCAATACGGAATCCGTTGTCATCTAAGACAAAGCTTGCTTTTGCTTTTCGACCTGTTAGCCAGATTCGCAAAGAATATGCATAATTCATAGCTTTGCCGCCCGGTGTAACATAGGGTGTTGTCATGGCTTCGGATGGACTTCGGGTTATGTTTGTTTTTAATTGGTTTAAGACAAGCAGTGTTGCACTCGCATTGGCGATTGGCAGTGCGAGCTTGGACATCGCACGGGCAAGAATTCGCGCCTTCATAGCCATTTGCGACATGGGGTCGAAGCTTCCCTCGACTTCGCTAACTGCGGGAGTAAGTGCCAAAGAGTCCCAAATAAATAACATTTGATTTTCTGATGCCAGCAGGTCTTCGATTGTCTCTAATACAAATTCTACAGATTGGGCTTGGACATATAAAAGATTACTTAAATCACAACCAGCATTTACAAGGAAAGAAGGGTCGATTGCCGATTCCGAATCAAAATAGACAACATCAATTCCCATTTTTTGAGCATTGGCAGCGATTTGCGCAGCCATATAAGATTTGCCTGTTGCCTCAAGACCTGCAATTTCAGAAACCTTTCCAACCGGGATGCCAGAAAGTTGACCCTTGCAAACAATAGAATCTAACCAGCGAGAGCCAGTAGGGATCCATTGCTTGACCTCTGTGGGGTTTGCGTTGTTAAGATCGTGGGCTACGTCCATGCCCGCTCTCTTATTTATCATTTTTCTCATATCATCCATGGATAGCTTTCCAGCAGATGATTTTGCTTTCTTTGTCATATAATTCTCCTTTTTATCCTATAATAATAATTTCAGATGAGGAACCCATCTTTTTTGTTTCGTGATTTTTTAAATGACTTCTGATAGATTTGATAACCTCGTTTGGTAATTTGTTTTTTTCACTAAGACTATTATATCTTTCTAGTTTATTTGCTGTTTCTTCTAATATTTCACGTCGAACAAGCTCTTCATCTGTATACATATTTTTCATTCCATATGCCCATGCTGCTGGAATTATTTTATAATTAGAATACTTTTCTCTTACATACTCACAGTCGTTATATGACAGAACCCACCCTGTACGATTTGAAATGGAGTCATATAGACCATCATGATCAAAAGTAAAGTGGGTGTCGCCTTTGTTTCCATATAGCTTTTCTCTTGATTTGCCCAGATAATAAGGAGGATCAAGATACAAGAAAGCATCTGGATGTTTTGCAATCGATTCTTTAAAATCCATTCTCTGAACAAATATATTGGGCTCTTCAAAGTCTCTAATTCTATCGATTGAACTGTCTGTGAATCTTGCGTAAGAAGCCCTTTTGGAAAAGCCCCCGGATAATGTCTCTCCAGAAAAGCTAGAACGATTAATCGCATAAACTTTAGCAGCTAAGTCAAAACTAAACTGTGGAGTATCCTTTGCTAACTCTGCTCTTATTTCATCTCGAAATTCTTTGAATAGCTCTGGTGGTAGACCTTTTTTGATTTCGATCTTTCCTTTGTGGTTGTATTCCTTTTGAACTCGATATGAATCTGCAAGAGCTGCTAATCGCTTGGGATCTTCTAGAAGTGCTTCCCAAAACCAAACAAGGGGAGCAAAGATGTCATACCCGTACACCTTTGTTCCCCGCCCGGCCACTGCTAGTTCAATCGACCCTCCCCCAAGAAAGGGAGAGCAAAGCTCTCCACAGTCTTCAGGAATGAGAGGGAGGATATGTTTGACGGCGCGTGATTTGCCGCCCGGATAGCGTAGTGGTGTTTTCATAGGACTAGACCCCTGATTTATTAAATGGAAGAACTTTGCTTTCTGCAGCCTCGGCACGTTCATTTTCGTGCTCTTCTTGTGCCTTTTGTTGATTTGCCCAAGCGGGATCCCATTCGGCGCGTGTCATTACCTTGTCTTCATTTGTGCCTATTTCTTGTCCAAGTACCAATATATGATCAAAAGGATTGTAAGGAAGTTGTGAGATATCTTCAAAAACTCCATTGATTGATTTGCGAACTTTTTCTCTGTTAGCCGCTTTGGAGTGCCAGATGCTAATAAATTCGCCATCAGGGTGACGTGCTCTATATAGCATGGCTTCTCCGATTGACTTAGCAAGATTACCTTGGGAGGGATCTCTAGAAACGACCTTCTTCTTTGAATTATTTGTTATAAGACCCTCTTCACCGGGGGGAACTAGCCATGTGCCACTAGGAATAATATCCTCTGATATGTTTGTCTTGATCGCAGTGTGACGATCTACTTTTGTATTATATCTTTTTATATTATTGTTAGTAGCTTTTTGATTATTTACAATTTCAGAAAGCCAATTATTGACTGTAGACCTAGCTCTGTTCTTCCCACACATTCGTAAAATAATGCCTACGATATTTTCTCTGTTATTATTAATTGAATCAGGGTCAATGGTTTTCAAGAAATCTTTAACATCTTGCGATGAAGAAGCCTCATTAGGGAGATGGTCATTCACAAGATTGCTAAAATATTTTTGATACTTTTTTACCAAGTCTGACAGCTCTCGTTCTACAATGTTGGCAACAGGAATTACATCATTGTGGGTTTCATCTTTATCCTTTAAGTTTTTTTGTCCAGCTATTCTGGTAGCACCGTCTACTGCTGTACATTTATACCTTTTATTTTGACCGAAATCCAAATAAGCAACAATGCACTGTGTGATTCCACGGTCTTCAAGCGAGACTAAGAGCCTACCAAACGCATCACCAACTGATACATCCCCTGCTCTAACTTGATCCACGCGATAGTTTGCCGTTTTAGCAAGAGTTGGATGGAGATTGTCTGGAGAATACTGTGGATTATAAAAATCATCAGAATTGGGATACTCCATTTTTACTTTATTATAAAATTCATCTTCTTTTTTTAAAAATTGATCCGTTGCGATACTATCAGCCAAACGATCAAGCAGATCAATTTCGTGTTTTTCTGGCAAATCAATATAAGTCATTGTTGTATGCGTCTCCTGTTGTAAACAATATAACACCTGACAAAATCTTTGTCAAGCATTATTTAAAAAAATATTTTGCGAATAAAAAAGTGAGGCATCTGTAAACCCATGCCTCCCTGCGGTTGGAGGTTACGCGGTAAGGAACGTAAGACCAAGGAGAAAATTAGCTTCCTGTTAGCTCGTTAAAGGCTGCTAAAACATTTGGAGTATCTTCGTCCACCACTAAGCTGGGAGTCTCAGAACCTGCTGAGGCTTCTTCATCTCCAGAAATGTGACCGATATATCCGTCAAGTGCTGCCTGCACCTCTGCTGCGCTTTTTACAACAAAGTTAGTATCAAAGGACGGGATGCTTTCTAGCAATCGGTTACACTCCGCATCTCCGCCTACAGCGTCATCGCACAGAACACTTGTTCGACGACGAGGCGTTAAGGTTGTTTTTGGATATTGTGCGCCGGGTGGCTTTCCGTATGTCATGTTGAGGTCTGTACCGTCTTCAATGTCTGTAATATCTCCATATTCCGGGTTAAGCACCAAGTTTAGCAAAGAAGTGTATGCTTCCTTACCATAACCCCAGATGCGAATGCCTTCTGCTTCTTCGCCTCGGACCAAGACTGGTGAAAAGAAACGCTGGCGAGGTGTCAGATCTTTTGCTTTGTTGCGAATATCTTGATCCTGCGTTTCGTTAAACTCTTTCCACAGCTCGTCTTTGAAATTGCAGATAGGACAATCATCTCCGTGGTTTTTCTTTGGACACAGAAGACCACCTTTCTGATCTGGTCCTAGATTGTAGTGGAACCAGTAATCCTTGAAGGGGTCGCCATCCTGCGTTGGGACAATTCGGATTGTTTGGTTACCGTCTTTTGGTCGCCAGAAAGATCCTCCAGCTTTACCGTTGTTTTTTACGCCGTCTAAGCGTGCTCGAATTTTTGCAATGTCTAATGCCATGCTTTTTCTCCTGTTGTTGTTGTTTTTTGCCACTATTGGCTAAAGTCAGAGCGACAAATATCTCGCTCTGCTGGGTTGTTAAAATCTAATATTAATTTATTTTTGAATATGAGGCGTGCGGGAAATTACATATCCGATATCTGCTTCGTATTCTACTGGATATACTGCATATGTAATTTCAACGTTTTCCTCTTTTTTTGAATCGATTTGTTTTTTAATTGTTTTCATTAAACTCTTATCTGTCTTTAACTTTTTCTCACTTACTCCATAAATATAGCATTTACTTCTCGGTTTGTCAAGGGAAAAAAACAATTTTTCTTCATTTTTTTTCGTATCGAAGGCCCCGACTGTATATATGCGATGAGTTTCTTTTGCTTTTGGGATGCCTCCTGACACTGGTGATGTGTTGATAAAATAATTTAACATGTGAAGGGTCGGGACTAGGGTTTCGTTCAAGGCATCATGATATCCAATAATAGGAGCACCACCAATCATTTTGTCTATTTCAGCATTATTGATGATCATCATATTTTTGAAAATCCCCGAACGTGTGTACTCTTGCAAAACATTGTAGACAACTTTTTCAATCTTTTTTTGCCTTTCATTAAGCATGTCTATATCTGGCTTAATGTATAAGATTGAGATAGGATTGTTCTTGATATTTTCTAAGATCTTTAAAGACCCACAAGACACCTTCCCAGATCCACCAATGATACAAGTAGTTTCCCCCTTCAGTCCCTTAAAGAAAGATTTGATTTTTGGATAAGAATAAGATTCATAATCCTCTGCTTCTTCAAACTTAGATATATTATAACACCCCTTTCCAGAAATGTCAACATCTATTTTAAAAATTTTATATTCAGAGTACTGCGAGAACACATCTGCAATATTACACCCTGCTGAACCTATACCTACAATATTCAACTTATACCTCTAACTTCTTAAGATTTCCGAAATTGGTTCCAACACTTATATTTACTTTAAAGTTGCCAAGATCTGTATGGGAAAAGATCTCTAAGAGTTCTGGCAATCTTTCTTTGTCTTCGACAGATAAGTCAAGTACAATAGAATCATGGATCGGGAAAGCAACATATGATTTGGTTCCTTTTAAATAATTAGATACTTTAATCATTTGTTTCAAAACATTTTCGGCACAAGTTGATTGAATGATATAATTCAACGCTGTTCTTTCCTGTGATTCTATTTCTTTTCCAAACGGTGTCGTTACCTTTGTGCCGTCGTAATATTTACCTACAATTGTCTCTCTATCATAAAACTTTTCACAAAGGCGATCTTTGCTTTCTGGGTTATAAAGCCAAGCGAAGATTCTTTTCTTTGCATCATCTCTGGATATGTTTCCTTTAAATATGTTTTCGACATTCCAAGCGTGCATGTCCTCTTGTGGCTGTTCTTTTCCAAGAAGGGATAATAAGGTTCTCAATTCTGCTGCGTTAAAGTCAAGCTCGACAAAGAAATCGTTCTTTGGTTTCACAATTGAACGAAACTCTTTATCCAAAGTCAAAATTGGAAAACTGTTTTTAATTGTTGTCAATCGACCGGTCTTAGTTCCCCACACGTTGAATTTACAATAAGGCTTGAGAGTCTTGAGAGTCTTTAAAAACTTTAAGTGTTTGACTTTATAAAGCTTCAGCTCTCTTCTGTCAATGTTTAGCTTGTTGTGTTTGATTTCTTCAATTACTTTCACAAGCTCCAGAGTGTAATCGTAGTTTTTTGGCCTCTCGTATGTCTCAAATATGTGATCACAAATCAAATCTCTAATATAACACCACTCAAGTAAAAATTTACTTGGAACTAAATCGAAAAAACAGTTCTCATCGAGCGATACACGCGATGTGTTAAAAGACTTGATAAATGACATGAATCTTTTTTCTGCTGCCTGTAAGCGGTCCTTTAAGGGCTCTGGACAGACTTGTTTAAGACTCATTCCTCCACAATATATTTTCGCGTACTGAATATCTTGATCTTTTAAGAAGGCAGAATATTCCCATGTTTTAGAAAGACCTGAAGGAAGCTCGTCATCAAAGCGAAGCTTCCCATCTAAATATATGCCGACGCAATCTTTCTTGTCGTCTAAAGTTTGAAATACCAAGGAGCCCTCAATAGATTGAATTAATTGAATTCATTACTATCATTTTAACATGTTCAGAGAAATTGTCAAGTACTTTTTCATCACTTTCTTCAAATTCTCTCTGCAATCTCTGATAAACAAGAGACGTAGGTGATAACCAAGGCATACTAAATTTTCGATTTATATAACTTTCTGAACTCTCTGTTTGGATCCTGACAGCGTTTCTCTTCATTGCTTCAACTTCTTGCTTGTCGAAATGATTTCCTGTTTCTTTATTTTTCATTTCGACATATTTGCCCGTCCAGTAAGAAGTTGGGAACAGGTTAGATATTACCAATTCGGACGGAGGTGTCATTTCAGAATCTTCACATCTTCTCCCATCACTGAAAAAAGTATTTTTTAGTGGAAGTCTGTCATAAAAAGTTCTGTAACCATAAAATATCGAATCTACAACATCCTGTAATTCGCCTTCATAAGCTGGCGTGAAGTATTCATCAAACATGGATGACTTGAAATCTATCTTAACAAGAGGTGACGGCGGGTATTTACCGACTATTACCGGAGAAGACAAATCTATATTCAGTCTCCACGGTATGTTTTTGTCGATTAAGAAACCTGAATTAATTGCGGCTTTTCTATAAAATTCGAAATTGGGAGATTCTATTATTTCCATTTTTACACGGTCGTCTGCTGGATTTAAATTTGCAATATTAATAGACAACCCTGACCCACCGCTTGGGCTGTTGCTTGACAAGTAAAAAGAACTCTTTAAAGCAATGTCCCTTCTTCGAAAATAAAATTTAAAAAACTCTTTTGTATAATCTTTGGGTCCAATTATTTTTTTATATTTGCCTCCATTATATAAAAAATTATTAAATTTGTCCATCATCGAAATCATGTGATTTTGATACAGTGTTTCAGTATTTATAAAACCACGATGGGGAGTTGGGGATGTTAGGGGGGTGCCTTGTTCTAATTTTCCAAATTTTAAAGGCAACTTAAACAAAGATTTAAATTTATTAAAAGATTCTGCAACAAAGTCAAACACCAGAATAGTACCTTGCTCCGCTTCAAGTTGAACCATATAGTCCACATTTGGTATAGCTGGTATAAAATTAGGATCCACTTTTCCATAAAAATAATCTTCAAAATTCCAGTAGTCCTTTACACCGGGTTTATTAAGTGTGGCAGTTTCTCCATCTGTGGACATTGCAAAAAACTTATATAAAAGCCTTCTGTGAAACAAATCTGAAGATCCTAAATCATTATTGGCATCTAATCTATATTTTGACATTTTAATTACTCTCCGAAGTTGTGTAGTCTACAGAGTCCACAACTACTAGCGGTTCTGGTTCTGGATTAGCCTTGACTGCAACAACGCTGGTTGAAACTCCCGTAGTCGGATCCTTTGTCTCACCATCACCGGAGGTTTCGTAACGAGCGTTTATCTTTGTATTAAATCCGGTTGTGCTGATCTCGTTTTCTACAGATGTAATTAAGTGGTATCCTCCTAATCCCATTATTTTAGAAAAAGTAAAATCTGGATCATAAGATTTTCCTAATTGAGAAAATCTTTCACCTAAATTTATAAAAATTCTCTGGCCCGGAAAGAATAAAGTGTTACCAACCAAATCTATATTGACATCAAAGACATTTGATAAAATTGCAAAGCTGGTTGCACCTTCTTGGGTGAATCTTTGTTCTCTCAAGCCTTTTTGATCTGTTTTTTGAAAGTTTATTTTCTTTAAGATACCTTTAGCAGAACCTATATCTAAATGATACAATCCTTGTTGTGCATCTTTATCTCTTGAACCTTTATAATTTTGAGGATTTATTTTTAACACCTTTTTATCAAAAGATTCTGAAGATATAATAAGGGCGTGAGTGCAATTTTTTCTTTCGTTTTTTGAAGCTATTTTGGGAACAAACCCATAAGATAAATCCAAATAGCTTTTTGCTATAGAAGATGCCATATCATTTTTAAAATCATATTCTTCTCCCAAAGATAGCTCTCCTAATTTTAAATTCTGATCTTTATTTGTAGTTCTAGCAAAATGTTCGAAAGGATCAAGCTGAGAAAATGGAACCTCTGGCTTTTCTTTTTTGAAATCTAGAAATCCCGTCTTTATAGTGATGTCTAGATTTTCTTCTCCGAAACAGTCTTCGAAAACATTAATGATGCAATAGCTCACCAAGTCTCGGATAAATTTCATTAATGAATAAGATGAAACGTTAAATTTAACAACTTTTTCAAAATAAAAGCTCATAAACAAGTCAACTGATATTGGTATATCTCCCATATTTATGGTTAGAACATTTTTGTTTGTTAAATCTTTTGGATCGTAAAGCAGGAAATCTGTTAAGACTATTCTTGTGTCATCTAAAAATTCTTGCTCTGAAGGATCTCTATTTTTTCCTTTCGCTGATAAACATTCTTGGGCTAGTGCCTCCACCAAATCTCCTAAAAAGAAATAATTTAAGATATACTCTCCCTTCTTTTCAACAGGGACAAATCTAGTATCTTCAGCAGCGGTTTCTTCACCACTTTCGACATCTTGTTTTATGCTGGCTATCTCATCAGACAAAGACTGAAAAGGATTATAACCAGCTTTAGGTCTATTGGAAGGCTCTACTATATTTGCAGATTCCAATAAATAATCTTCTTTTTTAAAGACTTCGGAGAACACACTTTTATTTTTCAAAAGAAATCCAATGAGGTTAGAATAGGCATTTTCTTTCGATGCCATTCTTAGACTGTTAAGTCCGGTCTCTAATTGTCTTACTTTTTCTATACTTGAAATTTCAGAAGATTGCTCTTCCTTCAGTTCTTTTTCTAAATTATTTATTTGTTTTTGAGAAATCTCGCTAGGCTGCAAAATGTTTGTTTTTTTGTCATACAAAGATTGTTCCAATCTGGATTTATAATTTATTGTAAGCTCGAAGTGTCCTTCTTGATTAAATGCAATGTCGTAATCCGTCATTGCTAAAAACAAAGTTCTTATGCTATCATCAACGTCGTATCCTGACAATTTATCGGGTGACGCACCGGTCCAGCCGACATCAACACGGATATCAAATCTAGCGTCGGGATCATTTTCTTTTAATTTTTTTAATTCTTCTTTTGAAATTGTCAGCAAATCTAAAAGGCGATATGTCTTTCCGTTTTGTTCCCTTTGTGCAGTGAATTGCTCGAAGTCATTGAAAAACAAAATCAAAGTTGCGTCTATGTCATTCGAGTAAGTAAAAGGATCGGAACCAATGAATCTCCAATTAAACGACTTTACTCCATATTCTTGTGTGTATTTATTTTTAATCGGGTTTAAAAAATCCATTTTTGGATTTGTGTCTGCGACGTTATAGAAATTTGGAAATTTAAATTCTACTTCTTCGGTTTTACCATTTTGACTAACGATTTTATAAATCTTCAAATAAGGGAAAAGTCTGGCTATCTCGTTAGGCTTTAGTTCCAAAATGCTTGAATCGGAGCCTTTCTTTGTCAATTTATTCAATGTTGCTGCTGAGTTTTTTGGATTGCTAACAAGCCTCGTATAATCATAATTAATAAGTTCATCGCCCTGTGTTATTGATTTTATCGCGTTTAATCTTTTTCTATTTGATTGCGCCAAATTATATATGTTTTTTATTAGTATACATTGTGGCTTTACTTTTATACCTCGGAGGACGGCTTGTTTTAATGCTTCTTTTTGTTCTGAAGAAAGCTGCTGGAAGTCTGGGTTTTCGTTTACTTCCCTCTTGACTGTCTCTAATATTTTCTCTAAAACTTTTTCTGCTTGTTGTCTACTCTGACTGTCTAAGCCAATTTCGTTTCTTCTATACGTTTGAGACGCAAATGATAATATTTTTACCGCAAAGAAAACCATAATAATTCGAGCAATTTCATTTGAAGTAAGTGCGTCAGTATTTATTTTTGATTCATAGGTCTCGATAAACCTATTTATAAATTGTTTTTTTTCAGGATCACTGGAGAATTTTATATCTCCGGAGCGGAAGAAAGTAATAAAAGGGGCACTAACGCTTTGCCAATCCCTTTTGGAATTACCAGTGGCTTCGGGAGTTTCCTCAAAACTAAAAAAAGGCTTCATAGTGCCGGTTACATTTGCTGCTTTTATTGGAAAATAATATGGTTCGAGATTAAAATTTGTTGTATGATTAACAATCCCTAAACCTTCAGATCCGGCTAATAAAGAAACTTCTTTTTCTAAAGTAGGCTTATCAATTGTTGTTTGCGATATACTATCAATTGTTTGTCTGTACGCCCGTCCATCGGGTAGTTGAAAAAATTCGCCTCCAGCTGCTTCTTTTGCTGTGGTTTCAAAATAAAATTTACCTTTAGTTAGATTCACTCTTCGAAGTTTATCTATGACTTTTGTCAAGTCATCTATTTTAATTTTTATCAGTTCTTCTACTCTGGGTACAACAATTTTATTAATTACGTCGATTTCATATACAGTTGCGTCCTTTTCGGGGAACATACTGCTATTTTTAGGTCTCGGAGAAATAGAGGTTGAGCCAGCGAATTCAGCATCGATTTCTCGTAATCGACCTTGAAAACTTTTCAGCCCCTTTTGGAAGGCGGTCACATTTGAACTGAGACCGGTTGAGGGTATGGCAGCCCAAAGAGCTTTTATTTCTTTTTCAGTTAAAGGTGCAAACGCCATTTTAAACTCCGTATAGTTGTATGACAGCTTCGTAATCTATTGGTATCAAAATTTCATCACCGGGTTTTACATGAGACTCTGTTGGCTTCTTGTTAAAAAGAGCGATGATCCACCAATAATCAACTCTGCCATACATCTCATAAGCCAATTTGTAGAACCTGTCTCCAGTTTTCCAAATGTATAGCTTTGATTGAATTGATTGTTTGTCAGAATTTGATACCTCATTATACTGCGGAGATGCGTACTGCACGAATCCGGTTTTGTTTTTCTTATCGAAAAACTCTTCGTATAACTTATTGTCATTTAAAAACTGTCTTCTACTTCTGTTTCTTTTATAGGCCATCTTTGTCTCTCTTAATATTATTAGGAACTACCCGAAATCGATAAAGGTACTCCGTTTACATATAACTGCCCGTCTTTTAAATTAGAAAAATATATTTCTTTTGTCGCGTTAGTGGATCCAAATTTATACACTCTCGCAGTCTTTGGCAAAGTGGTTGGAACGGTCACGTTATCTGAGTTTGTAGTTAAAAAATCCATACCCTGCAATTCTTCATTATTTGAAACCTCGAACCACCCTAAACTATATTCATGCAGCGGAATAACATTAAAAGTCAAAACAACAGCGTTTGGTGTAAGTGTGTTATCCTCGGTACTTGGTTTTCCTGATACTGTCTCTGTTCTAAGAGATGTCTGATAATATCTTTCACCTCTTTCTACGCTAAGTGAATCTACTGCACAGAGCAGCCCTTTGCTTTCAGTAGATCTTAATAAATTTGCGAATTTTATTCTCACAAGGGGAGGATCTTTTAAGGAAAGAGCATTTTGATTATTATACGTGGGATATAGAGATCTTGCAATACCTTGAGCAACCATAATGTTGCCGTCTCCAGTTACTTTTAATTCAAAATTTAATTTTCTTCTTGTTCCAGAATATGATAAAATCGGATCCATTCTACCAAAAACTTCTTCGGCATTCCAGCTGGAATCAAAAGATTCAGAATAAACCTTCAAACCTACGCCTTCAAGCTGAAACTTTGCCTTTGTCGCAATATGTTCTACTGTAAAATTTAAACCCATTCTTTTTAAATCCTATTCCTGATAGTGTTGGCATTTGCCCTTAGACCACTATCTTTATAACTATTAACTTGTTCAATTGTTTTTACAATTAATTTAATTAAATCGCCTTCGTCTGCTTTAACAGCCACGTTTACATCTACTGGTGTTGCACCTGCTGTAGATCCTCCGGTTGTTGCTGTTGCTGCGGCGGCGGATGCGTTTGCAGAATTAATCCTTCCACTTGCGTTTCTGGCAGTTGTTGTGGAATTAATTCTACCGGCACCTGCTTGAGCTACCGTTGAACTGGTGGCAGTTGCATTTGTAGTTGTTGACATCTCAACTTTTGTTCCGTCAAGATCGTGTGCCGCTTTTGCGGAACCCATAATAGCTGAAGAAAGCATATTGAAAATTCCAACAATTGGGAACATAAACGTTCCCAGTGTCTTGAAAGCTTTTCCAACCATTCCCAAAATTGTTATGAATCCCGGAGAAGCAGCCTTATGCATAAATATATCAGCAATAGATAGAATTAGAGTTGCCAGCAAGCCAATTGCAGTCAATATACCCGCACTACCTACTTGCATTGTAACAAATCCGGCGGCGACAGCTATAGATAAACCAATAAATGCTGCACCTAGCAAACCTAAAACCACCTGCATTGTGGTACTTTCGGATTGTAGAGCCATCAATAAAATAGTAAAACCAGCGATTGCTAGACCAAGTGGTCCTTTATTTGCCTTGAGTACTTCTTTTGAAAGGTTTCTAAAGGCGATTGTCAAAAGACCCACCGCAAGAGTTACAGCTGGAAGCACTCTTCCAAGCACCGGGATTTCAGTACTCAAAAGCTGAATAAAGTTTAAAACGGTTTTAAGAATGTTGACCAGTGGCATCAGGGTCTGTGCCAACATTCGACCTGTTTGTGCTAATTCATCCATGACGCTTTGAAAATTCTTCGCTTCTTCAGCAAGTGCAACAATTTCCGCTTGACTTTGGGCTGCGGCAGGAACAGCTGCGTCGAAGCCGTTTGCCATCATCATGGCTAATTGTGGAATATCCATTCCCAAAGTATCTGCTAGAGCCTTTCTTTGGTAGTAGCTCATATCATCGAATGCTACCCCGGCTTCATTAACTGCATCAGATAACATTTTCATTCTTTCTGTTGGGTCAGTGGTGGTAACCATCTCCAAAGAATCCAAAAACGGTCCACCCAATAGTGCATTAAGCCTCCCAACAGATTGGGCAGCCCCATCGAAAGTATCAAACTGTTCAACAATACTAAGAACATCTGAAACTTCCATCCCAGCGGCGCGAGCGTTTACTTGCAACTTCTTGAATACATCTGTTGATTCGGATCCAAAGGCTGAAAGCTTTGGCATTGCATCGCTGAATGCCTGTGCCATAGCCTCTGGTGGCATATCTATTGTTCTTGCCAAGACAAACAATTCTCTTTGAGTTTCAGCTGCTTGGGTTGCCGAAACTCCCAAAGCCTTTGTCATAAATTGAAGGTTTTCTGCTGTAATGTCAGAAGAAATACCCAACTCATTTAAAACAGCTGTTGTTTTTGCAAGGTCGGTGCGTACTGCAGGAGTCAGATTTCTTAGATCTGTAAAGTCTCTGTTTAAAGAAAGGAATGATTCACCAGCTTCTTCTACGGAGATGCCCGCTGTGAACATTGCCTGTTCCAAGTCCATTAGTTCTTTGCCGTATTTTTCTACATTTCCACCGTTTTTTGCAAATTGAACCAGAGCCGCGTCTTGTGCTTTTGTTAAATTTATCGAACCCTTTATTACCTGTTCGATTCCAGCGGCTGCAAAGTTAGATATATCAAAAGTCTTTTTAAGCTGTTCATTTAATATGTTTGTGGCATCACCCGTATTTAAAATAGAAGCTGCGGTTCCTGCTAAGGTTTGATCAAATTCCGATGCCAGACCAATCATTTTTCCAAATGGAGTTATTAATTGATCTGCAGCTCCAGTTGCATCTTTTAGGGCTTCAGCAAGGGCTTTTGTTTCGGGGGCAGCTGTTTTTAGAACTTCTTGTAACTCAGCCACCTCCCTTCTTAGGTGCATCGCGTTGTTTCCGCTCTTTTCAAGAGCTTCGGCTTTTACTTCCAAAAATTCTATTAAAGCTTTGGCGGCAGCAGTAGCCGCTTCTTCTGCTGCGACCTTATCTTTGAGAGATTTTGCGCTTTTATTTAATGCTTCTGCTTCTTTAAGAAGTGCATTGGCATTTTTTTCTGTAAGCTCTACCTTTAATTGCAGCCTTTGTAATTCTTGTTCTGATGCCATTCTTTATTGATTCCTATTTAAAAGGCCACTTTAAGCCTGTGGTCTTTTCAAACCCTTTTACTGCCTTATCTAATTTGGACTTAGTTTGAAATGTCTTGGGGTTGTCCAACCCATGCTTCTTTATAGCTTCAAGATGTTTCTTTTCGTGTCCGAGAGCCTTAGCCAAACTTTTAACGTCTGAAGGCTTGCCTTTGATAAAGGACTTAAAATTTCTCATTGTCTTCCATCCGAACATATGATTCAAAGCAAGCTCAAGAGTTCCAGCAAACATTCTGCTGAAATTCTCGTTTAATCTTTTTTCTTTTAATTCTTCTAAATCTATTATAAAGTCTTCGTTTTCCATTTATTAAATTCCTATTTATGTTTTTAGCTTTTTAGCCCAATTGCAAACCGGTTTTTGGGACTGCCAGCTGTTCTATGTCTGAATAAGTTTCTTCCAAATATCTTTGTTCCATCTGCATCATACGCTATATACTCTGCCACGATATAATCCAAAGTTACAGAGAATTCTCTTATGTCGCTATTTTCATAAGTCAACTCCGGAGATTTAAGTTCTGTGATCCATGGCTTTTTCAGTATCCACTCTTCCAATTTTACGCCGTACTCGTCTATTGTTTCGATAGTGACAGTTGGTATCTTTCGGGCGAATCGTTTAGGTTCCATTGATGAGGCTCCTTGATATATTGCCGCTTTACCAAGAGCACGTTCGATAGCGTACAAAAGGGTACTATAAAAAGATTGAAATCTTCCTTTTTCGGGCAAATCGCCAAGTATGCGCCCTAGAAAAGCTGGAGGCTTTTCGTCTCCAAATTGAGGACGCTCCATTATATCATTAAAAGTAAAGGTTACCGGTTGCCAATCAACGTATCCGCCTTCAATTAATAGTTCAGTACCACCAATTGGTATTTTTTCTTTCACGCCTTCGGTTATAGAAAAAGACGGAAGACTAACTGACTTGGCAATGTGCTGAACCTGTTGAGATTCTGACTCTAAAACTTCTCTATCTTGCTTGAGAGAAAAGTCTGCAAACTCAAACTTTACCAAAAATAGATTATTTCTTTTTGCAAAAACAGCATTTGGTTCTGTAAACCAACCTTTCATAGTCATAGATAAAGCCCTCCCATTCAACATAATTAGATAGATAGCAATCTTTTTTATATCATTTTTTATTTGCTTTCTTTACTGCTTCTGCTTCGTTCTCTATTTCTTTAACAAGACGCTGCAAAAACCACCTTCTTATTTGAATAGGCAGGTTGTATGCTTCTGTGAAAGACCACCCGCCATGATACTTCATTAAGAAAAATTCTTCATACACATTCTGAATGTATTCATTATTTAGGCCAAAGAAAGGATACAGTGAACGGAACCTCCACGTCCGTATTAGCACCACAACTTGGACAATCAAATTCGAATGTCATATCAATGTTCGGAGTCGCCTTGGCATAAATACTTCTCAAATGTCTAGTATCTCTTGAAGGCATTACAGAAACAAACTGATTGATTGTTGATCTATCAGAGTTTCCGTTCACTGATACTATAATCGATTTTAAGTGGTCCGTCAAAGGAGTTTCTTGTAATTTATTTTTTCTTTTTGATTCCAACAGCGATGACAGCTTCTGTTCATCAATCCCATTTAGAAGTTTGACTTCGACTGTCACATTTGTCGTCGGAAGATCAATAAAGAAATTTCCGGTATCCGAAGTCTCTACTTCCGCATCGTCAGAGCTTGAAACACCAACGTTGTTTAAATCAAAAGAATACTCTGTCGATGTGGCACAGGAAGGACATGTGATTTGCGTTTCATAGTCACTTCCAAATCCAGTAATTCTTGTTGCGACAAGAATAGCATTTCTGTCTCCAACAAGCAAGGTTTTTGGATTAATATTTTTATCCAATATAACGCTTTCAAGCAATCTTTCAATTGCCAAGCCTTTCTTTAACAAGCTTTGAGAAGTTAGAATATCTTCTTCTTTCGCTGTCATATATTTTATTTCAACAGTATCTTTGCCACATAAAGGATGACCTTCGGGATAATATATTCCCCCCGAAGGCAAATCTACATGTTCTGTTGGTGCTGAAAAATTAAAACCTGTTGTCGGTACAGGGTCGGCATGAGCTGGCTTTTCTTTTTCCAAGCCTGTAGCCTTCTTTCTACTACTATTTCTAGACAATTAACACCTCTTTGTAATAAGTTAATTTAGTTTTTCCAATAAGTTCTACCAGATGCAACCAATTCCGCCCAATCATATTTAAAGTCGATTGTTACTTCTGATAAGGCATCATCGCCATACTCAAGCTCGCCATACCCAACTTTAATGATGAAAGCGTTTTTAAGAGTCCACTTTTCTAGATCATTTCCATCTGAATCAATAGCTCGGATGACGACATCACCAACTGCAGCTGTTGATCTGGCTTTTGAGTTTGTTTGCGGGTTTGGATTCTTCAATTGAGAAGGACCAGCATAGCCAGACTGCTCAAGCATTTGCGCTGTAAGTTTGGCAGCGTCTGGGCTAACAGGATCAACGAGAGTCATGCTGACCTCATTCCAAGTAACCATTCCCGGATAATGAAATTTGTGATTCAAGTATGTGTGTTCTGTTGATTCAACAGTGATTTCTGGCTTGTTGACACCTTTTGCAAACCAAATTGCTCCAACATCATCCATTCCTGTAATTTGAACCAGAAATCTATATTTTCTTTTAGGTTCGACATTTGCGCTAGTCCAAAAACTGTTTACCATTTTGTAAGGTCTCCTATTATATCTTTAAGTAGTTTTTGCAGAGATTAATCGCTAAATTAATCTCCGAATGCTGCTCCGCTATCTGTGATAACAAAGTCAATTGCGATATATTCAATCGCCTTAGCTGGCTTAACATAAACCTTTGCATAAACAATATTTTGGTCTATTAAGTCAGGTGTTGTTGTTGTGTCATCGAGAATCAATCTATATTCACTGATTCCTAGTCTATTCTGGACACTTCTTAGAATCGGATCTGCAGCTGCAATAAACCTATTCCAAGTAACCTGTACATTTTGATCGAACAGGATTCCGTTGGCAACTGCTGAAATTTGTTTCTTAACAAAGATCATCATGCGGCGAACGTTAATTCTATCAAGAGCAGAAGGAGTAGCTTGAAGTGTCTTCTGACCGAAGATAACGATTCCTTCGTTCGGGAAAGATGCGATTGGGTTGATGTTTGCATCATAAAGTTCATCTCTATCTTGAGATGTCAACCTTTCAGTGACTGCCACTACTGGAAGTCCCGCAGAACCTTCTGTTAAGCCGCCGCGATTGAAACCAGCTGGGGCGAACCAGACTTCTGATTGAGCTTCTGAAGAAGCAAAAGTTCCGAGAGCAACTACTGAAGGTGGAACCCAAAGTAGACCGCCGTTGACGGTATCCCTGACTTGAACCCAAGGATAGTAAGTGCAAGCATAAGAGCTGTTAATTTCTCTAGCCTGAAGGTTACTGACCGCTGTGCTTACAGATCCCAATCTGTTGCTAAACTTCTTGTATGCCGAATTAGTTTCGACGAAAGGAGTGTAAACATCTGGGATATCGACAACAGCCATCGCGTCACCTCTGTCTTCACAAACTTGAATCATGTGCTCTGTCAATGTGGGATCTGTAAGACCCGGCATTGCGATAAGATTCATGTCTATAAATTCTGGGTCTGCAACTGTGTCAATCGCTCTTCTGATTGAATTAGCAGCGTAATTTTGTTGAGCCGATTGGTCGCTAATGATATTATTGCTGAATGGCTCAAGTGCTGTAATATCAAGTCCGTCGAAACCATTGAAAAGAGGCGAAGTGAATTTAGTGTATCCCTTATCAATAACTTCTTTCCAGCCTTTAGAGCCTGAAGCCGTCATTGAATCTCCGTCTTTTCTAGATTCTTCTTCCCAGTAAACGTTTGAAGCTCCAGAAAGAATCAATTCGTCCAAAGAGAATGTCCATTGTGGGTCTAATTTATCTGTTGAAGGATCATCAGAGGTGCCAAAGTCATCACTTAGAGCATAGATATAGTCACTGTAACCCGGATCTGCTCTATTTTCTCTAGAACCATCGGTTCCAGACAATTCCATATAAGAAGAAACATTTAATCCAAAGTAAGCATTTTTTGGATTTGAAATTCCGCCTGCTGAAGCAGATGTTCTAATTGCCGATGATGGGAAGTTTAGCTTTAATTCAACCGCTGTGCCCAAAGAGCCGGTATTCAAAACATCAGCTGGTCCAAATGCACCTTTTGATCCGGACATAATGATTGTTGACGTGCTGCCGACTGAGGTAGCTGTCATTTTAGGAGTACCCTCATACTTTGGAGGCCCATAAACACCGAATGGTAACAATCTAGGATCGATAGCAGACTGTTCTACTGAGGAATCCATTTCGACTCTGACATATGCCGAAACATTGTCGTAGTTTCCATATGATTTTAAAATTCTTTTTGTGCCGTCCCAAGCCAGTGTTCTGTCTCCAATCTTTCTCGCGACATAGTTTTGCGAAAGAGGATTTAGATTACAGTTTGAAAATCTTTCAATGATTTGTGGAACATTATCTGTATCGCTTGCTTTTCTAAGGACCACCGTGAAAGAACCAAAAGGATTTACGCCCGCAGTGTCTCTAGAGTAAGTTAAATCTTGAATCGAGATCTTGATATTTTCTTGTGTTTCCTGACCTGCAGAAAGTGCATGCAAGCGGAAAAGCTTTTGCATGTTATCATATGCATATGAGCCAGTATTTGTTGTCAAATCCTGCGAGAAGAACCAACCAGTGTGGGATTCTCTTGCATCTTGGCGATACTCATTTTTTCCTAGAAGTGGCAAAATAACACCAACACAATTTGCATCGAGATCTACTTTGTCCATCAAAGAAGCTTCAAAAGTTTCTCCTAGCCAGTATTCGCTCTCTCCACTTTTCAGATTGTCAGTTGGAATAACACCGCCAACGGTTTGAGGATTTGTGTTGAAAACATTTCTGATGTATCTTTGACTTGATTTATTGAAATTAAATGCTGTTTTGTGTGCTACGTTGTCTGTAGCTGAACTGCCCGTAACAATCATCGCTACGAACTCGGCTTTGTCAGAATTGTTGATCAAGTGCCCGATGGAGGCTGTTAGGGTTGTTCCGCCCGCTTCTGAGCCACTTAGAACAACTGCTGATCCGCTATCAATATACCATATAGCTGCCAATGAGCCAGTCATTGAACCACCAGCAGAAGAGGATGGTGCGACGAACAAACCATATGCGCCGCCGTTTGAAAGAACTGCCGGATTTGGATCAAGTGTTTCCCAGCCTGCTTCACCGCCTGCTGTGACATCTTCGTTTTTAAAACCAAGAAGTCTAACAAATGTAACAGAGTCAACATCGGCTGCTAAATAAGCTTGAGCCGCATAAGACCCATACGTTGGGGCTTGGTAGTTTCCCTCCCTCCATACATCGCCAGTTCTTTTGCCAGCAACAGGATTTCCGAAGACTTCCACAAATTGCTCGAATGAGTCTACTTTAACGGGCTTCATGCCCGGACCCTTTGGCGTTCTGCCAATAATTACCGGACCTGCCGGTGCTGCAGCTGCTGGGAGCTGCGAGTTATCAATCTCTTTGGTGAAAACACCGGGAGATACAAATTTGAATTTTTTTACAGACATCTAAAGATTCTCCTATCAAAATCTAGATTAATTTATCACAATAATAAATAGTTAGCTAATTATGCAAAATCATTTTATTTAAATTAAAGTTAATTTTACGATTCTTCATTTTTTACTTTTATGAATTTTCCAACTTTTCCGGTTGCCTCTGGCAATATAAATTCATATTCGACATCCTCTAACTCAATAGGGATATCGTTTTCTTCTCTAAGCTCATTTATTTTTTCTTGTGCTTTATCATCTAATTCTTGTAAACTAGTAAATACTTCTCTCTCTCTCTTTCTTGTCTGGAGCATGAAAGTTGCTAAATCTGATTCGGTCTTGGCCATGAGTCTGACAATATTTAAAACTGGTGCCACTTCTTTCCATTCTAAAATAATTTCATCAGGATATTCTCTTGGCTTTTCTTCAGTCTCTTCGATATCTTCTTCGGCTATGATCTGTTCTTTATTATTCTTTTTGAAAAGATTTGTTAACCACTTCATCTTAATTCCTCCGACAATCATTATAAATAGTATTGCGAAAGGCAAAAAACCCCCCCTTGTTTCCAAGGGGGGGCAAAATCTTTATTTAGATTCTAATTCGAGTCGTGCAGATTATGCAGAAGTTTTCTTAACGTACTTGATTACAACGTAGTCACCCGGCTCAGAAGCGTGCTTGAGTTCAACCTCATCATCGCCACCTGATCCAAATTCCCAATCGTAAGAAGCACCCATACGCTGAAGCATACCGTTAACGAATACCATTACGGATTCCTGATGTGCTTCTGCAGAAATGGTAAACAATACTTGATTGTTTGTTGCGTCGAACTCTTCAGTTACGTGGTCGCCCTTACGAACGAATGCCGCGTTACCTGACTTGGTATCGATAACTGCTGTCTCGAAGGTGTCGAGAGCTTGGTCAAGCTTATCGAGTGCGCCTTCTACAGAAGTTTCGATAGAGCCACCAGTTTTGATGTAACGAACATTACCAGCTTGAAGGTCAATTTGACCAGCAGATGTTAAGCCCATATTTGTCAAAGCTGTTCCAATAGCAGCGTCAAGATCTGAAAGATCAGTCGTGATGTCGCTGTTGCCGTTGATGTAATTCTTTCCAGAGAAAGCAACATAGTTGCCGCTGGAATCAATTATAGCACCCATAGCGTGGCGATTATCATCAATTGCGCCTACAACAGAATCAAGAGCAGCGTCTACTTGAGAAGCAGCGAGCGTGAATTTGCTGTGAGCACCTGCCTGTCCGTCGTAACCGACCTTAGCAGAACCCTTAGTAGCTACTTGAGAAAGAACGTCGGCGATGTGATCGTCGGTGGCTTTCATTTCAGCGTCTAAACCAAGAGCAAGTGAATCCAAAGAAGCATCTACCTTAGCGGCAGAGAGAGAGAAAAGTGAGTTTGCACCCGCTTGACCATCATAGCCAACTTTAGCAGCACCTGTTGCATTCGCAAGAAGAGCAGCTTCAAATACATCGAATTCCTGACGGTCAGCGTCGATGGCATCAACGATAGAATCAAGAGCAGCATCTACTTGAGAAGCAGCAAGAGTGAAATCTCCGTTTGCGCCTACCTTTCCATCATAACCAACAAGAGCAGAACCTTCTCCAGCTACCTGAGAAGCCAGTGTGGTGTTACCAGCGTCAAGTTCGTTGATCGCTTCAATCAAAGTTTGAGCAGTTGTGGTCAAAGTTGAAGAAGCAGATGCTTCGATACGGGCCGCAATCTCAAGCATTGTGTCCAAAGATGGATCAACAGATGCGCGGAGATCCTGCTTAACTTCCAAAATCATGTTCTGGATGCTTGCAGAAAGTGAACTTGCACCTTGGTCATCAAGAGTGTTCAAAGAAGACGAAAGTTGTGATAAGGTTTGAACCATATCTGCAGATCCGCCAATAGCAGATGTAACAGCTTGGTCAATCTTATACTCAACAGAACCTGTGACATAATCGTCAGCTTCCATCAAGTCAACTTTGTCGATGATTGCTTCAAGAGCAGACTTAACAGTACCACCAGCAACTGCAAAGTGAGCGCGTCCGTCGTTAGAGTTAGCAGCTGTGCCTGTGTAAGCCTTGAAGCCTACTTTTGCAGAACCTTTAGCAGCGTCGGAGTTGTTAAGCATATCAGCGATGTGATCATCAGTTGCCTTCATTTCAGCGTCTAAGCCAAGAGCAAGTGAATCCAAAGAAGCATCTACCTTAGCAGCAGACAAAGAGAAGAGGCTGTTCGCGCCAGCTTGTCCGTCATAACCTACCTTAGCAGCACCTGTTGCATTTGCAAGAAGAGCAGCCTCGAATACGTCAAATTCTTGACGGTCAGCGTCAATAGCGGTTACAATGTCATCCAGTGCAGCATCGACTTGCTTTGCAGTAATACTGAAATCACCATTTGCACCTTGTTGTCCGTCATAACCAATCTTTGCAGCACCTTTAGTTGCTGTCTGTGAAAGAAGATCTGCTTGATAATCATCAACAACTTTCATTTCTGCATCAATCTTTAAGATCACGTCGTCTAAAGCAGCGTCAACTTTCTTAGCTCCTACAGAGAAAAGAGAGTTAGCACCAGCTTGTCCGTCGAATCCTACCTTAGCGGCACCTGTTGCATTTGCAAGAAGAGCAGCCTCGAATACGTCGAACTCCTGACGATCAGCATCAATAGCGTCAACGATAGAATCAAGAGCAGCGTCTACTTGAGAAGCAGCAAGAGTGAAATCACCATTTGCGCCGGTTTTGCCATCATAACCAATTTTGGCAGAACCTTTAGTTGCTGTCTGGGAAAGAAGCTCGGCTTGATAGTCGTCAACAACTTTCATTTCTGCGTCAATCTTTGTTACGATAGAGTCAAGAGATGCATCTACCTTAGCAGCGGATAGCGAAAAGAGTGAGTTTGCCCCAGCCTGTCCGTCGTAACCGACCTTAGCAGCACCTGTTGCGTTCGCAAGAAGAGCAGCTTCGAATACATCGAATTCTTCACGGTCAGCATCGATGGCATCAACGATGTCGTCGATTGCAAGATCCAATCTCTTGGCAGAAATTGAGAAGTCGCCATTTGCACCAGCGTGTCCAGAAAATCCGACAAGAGCGGAACCAGAAGCAGCTGCTGTAGAGGACATATCTGCCTCATGTTCAGCCATCTCGTTTGCGCGAAGTGTAGCTTGCTGATTCAAGTGGTAATCAAGAATCTGCGTAGCATTGTGAACACTTGTTGCAGAATTGATGTATGTTGCAGATGAAGAAACAACATATTGACCAGAAGCAGAAATACCAATTGCGGATTCATGCTCATCAAATAAGTCTTGGAATGATGCGGTGCCTAAAGCAGCGTCATCAATTTTGTTAGCGATTGTTGTCAAAGCGGATTTGACATCAGTGTCGCCAGATGCGTTAAGAAGCGGAGCTTCAGAAGCACCCCATGAAAGTGACGCACTAAGTGAGTTAGCAACGCCTAATAGAGAATTCAAACGAGCAGCGACGAAACCACCGTGAGCAATTTGCTTACGGTCAGACATCGAATATTCACTATCCATCTTCACAGTACCATCTGCGAGAATCATGTGACCATCCGATCCTGCCACATCCGTGGTGTTATCGAGCTGAGTTTGTGCTCTCATTTTTGTTTTTTTAGATACAGCCATATATTTACCTCCTATAATAAAAAATATGGTGGTTTTAGAAAACCGAAATTTTCAAAAAACCGTGAACGCAGTCTAAGGGTAGACTTGTTCGCCCTAGATAGGAGGGTATTTCGCCAAAAGCAAAAAAAGATGAAAAAAGTCAAAAAAACGGGCAAAAAAGAATCCCGCAAGTTGATTTGCGGGATTTATTATTTCAAAAAAGCTTTTTTAAATTTTAACTGTCGCGCCACAAGTTATTTGAGGCATATTTAATGATCTCATTTGCTGAGTCTTCATTGTATGCATATTCCTCAATAAGCTTCTGAACCATTTCGTTGTATTTACCTTGTTGTTTCTTGTCTCTTGATTTAGACTTAGTAACAATTCGAGAAATATCCCTAACAGAATCAAGCAGCTTGTTTTCGATTGCTTCTTTTAACGGGCCATAAGATGTCCAGTCAATTTTTTCACCTTTTCTCAACTTAGCAAACATGTAAGCTGTAATATCGGCTCTAAAGTTTTCTCTAGCGGAGCCAACGATTCCAATTTGCTCTTCAATCGAAGACAAGAAGTTTTCGTCTGCTTCCATTTCTTCGTTTGTTACGTTGTCTTTAACCTTTACGCCATTCACATAAGCTTCAGCGTGGTCAAGATAATTGTCAAACAAAGATTCTGCTTGTTCTTTATAAGCTGATACGAAAGCTTTTGTGATTTCTTTTTCTAGAATCTTCAAATACTCTTCGTGAAGCTCTTTCTGCAAGAATGAAAGATATTTTTCTCTTAGGTCTTCTACGACAACCTGTTCTTTGACTTGTTTGACCAGAGCATCTCTGATTGAAATAGGAGTAACCATGTTTCTGTCAGAATCTGCCAGAGCTGCATCGATAGCCTTCATGATAAATCTGGTTGAAATACCAGTCATGCCTTCATCTCTGGCCTCATCACGTAGGTCATTGATATCAATCTTTTTAACATATCCCTTCTCAACGATCTCTTCTCCGTTGTAGATCTTCATCTTAGTCAAAGGATCTACCTTGTTTGAGGTCTGTAGTCTAGAGAGGACAGCGAACATAGCTGCGAGTTCCAAGGTATGAGGAGCGATGTGTGATTCAAAATCAGATTCGTCAAGCATCTTCTTATAAATCTTTTGCTCTTCATCCACCTCAAGACAATAAGGAACGTTAACTCTGACAATTCTGTCTAGAATCGCTTCGTTTGTGTTTTCTGATTTAAATTTGTTCCACTCTGCCTCATTACAGTGTGCCAAGATAACACCATCGAAATAAATCATTGCACCTTTACCGGGGGATGGTACTGCTTTCTCTTGTGTTGCAGTAATCATTGTGTGCAAGAATTCAATTTCGTTTTTGAAAACCTCAACGAATTCGACAATTCCACGATTTCCTACGTTGAATGCCCCGTTAAGGCTTAGAGCACGAGGATCGTCTTCCGGATAGAGGTCTAATTTTGAAATGTCTTCTGACCCTATTAGAATGCTTGTGTCTTGAGTATTTGCATCCATAGGAGGAACAACTCCAACACCTCTTCTTCCTCTAATAGAGAAAGAGCCTTCGACTACTGGATAATTCATGTAATCTCCGCCATGCTCTTCGAGGAGACGATGACGACAGACAGGGCACAAATCACCTTCAATTTTGATGCCGTATATGTCTTTAAAATTTTCTCTTAAAGAGCGAGGGACCAAATGTAGTGGGCTTTCGTTAATAGGGCAATCCTTGAGAGTGTAAAAGGATCCGGACCCTTCAAGGGCGCGTTTGATGTGTTCAATCAGAGCTGACTTGCCAGCTCCTACCGGGCCAAGAAGTAAAAGAACCTGTCGGCTTTCTTCACCCTTCATTGATGCAGAATGCAAATACCTCATTACTTTAGCCAAAGACCTTTCCATACCAAAGAATCTAGATTGGAAATAATCGTAAGTGCGAACTGCTTCTCCGTTGAAAAGATTGTTGCATCTACTGTCTTCTTCTGACATCCTAGTGATGCCATGAGAGGTGATCGCCTTATAAAGCCTTTTGTGTGCCAAAATAGACAGTCCCTTGTCTTTTGCCAATAACTCAAGATAGTCAGACAAAGTACCAGAAAACTTCTCTACTTTTTTGTTTTTTTTGTGCTCCTCAGTGAGCTTAAGAAATTGTTTTGTTTTTGAATCAGTCATGTTAGAATTCCCAAGGTTCCCCTTCTATTATTGTTGTGAATGCCACATCGTCATTCCAAAGATAACAAATGTGATCGTAAACTCTGTTTGCGAACGATAGTTCGAGATCTCTGCCGTCATGCTCGTGCTCAACATAAAGAGTATTAGTCTTTTTGTCAAAATCACTAACATACACTACAGGAGCGGATTTAAGTCCGACATTACTAATTAGAGTGTCCCGAACTGTTTTCCACCCTTCTTCATCAGAAATATCATTTATTGAGTAATTTCCCTTTCCTTGGTCAAAGGAATATGAAAAAAGGTTTAGCTCCCTGCAAAGATCTAGATCTAAATATTTTCTTATAAAAGACTCGTCGTCATGCGTTTCTCGAACCAATAAACATTCTTCGAAACCATGCTCTTCTTCTATTTTCTTAAATATTTTGTAACCTAAGTGGTAAGGATTTACTCGACCAACAATTGGGCGTACCACTTGGTTGTGTGTTTTTAAAAAGGCAAGATGGTATTTATCTGGTAACTCCAAATCATTCATGATCTTTTCGTGGATAGTCACCGCCCATCCTTCGTTCATAATTTTGGTTTGTGCCTGTGGAATAAAATACAAAGATCTTCTTTCCACCATCTCTATTAAATCTTGTTGCCAAGATTCTAAATTTCTAGCGTTTTCCTTAATGAATCTCAATAAATTATAGTCTTTGTTTAAAAGACCATTTCGGACATCCATTACTCCTTTTGTTTTATCAAAAAGCTCTCTCCTAGCCTCGTCCTCGGTTTTTCTTTTAATGCCGGGTGTTCTAGGCACTTGATATTGAATCGAGTGACACGCATCAAGTACGCGCTCTACACGGTCTATTCCAATATGGGGATCTTCAATATAGCTTTGAACTCTCTTGGCTGCGGCTCTGAATCTTGAAATCACATTGTTTGGATCTGTATATTTAAACATTCTGTTATTTTTAAAGAAGTCAGAGTGACCCACACAATGGGACATTGTTAACAAGTGTGTGCTCATTGGATTCTCAAGCATCAGATAGGCAATTGAAGGATTAGAGTTAATAATCATCTCATAAGGCAATCCTTCCATTCCGAGATTGTATCTTGTGATTGTTCTTTCGAATGACTTGCCAAAAGACCAATGACGATAATGCGTTGGCAAACCTGTATAAGCCATGGCACCAATCATCTCGTGATAATTTAAAATTTCATACTCAATAGGGAACCAATCAAGATTGTATTTCTCTTTTGCGATCTTACATATCTCATCGTCCCACATTTGTAATTCTTTTACGGACCAGTCTTTCATGGCTTTCCTCCGAACAGTTTCCTAAAAGAAGGCCATATATGTTGCGGCTTGGATATTTTAACTTTTTTGAAACTGTCGCCAGTAACAACATCTAGTTTATTCCACAACTTAGAAGCCTCACTCTGATTATAATGAAATGACTTACTCAATATTGCTAATTCTGATTCTGGGTCAGAATTTGGATCGATCTCTGCGTAACAAGTCATCTGACTTATTTCTTTTAATTCCTGAAACAAGGCTATCGTCTTTGGGTCGTCAAATGACCAATTCTCTCCGTCGCCAGAATAGAATGTATAGATGTTCCATGTTGAGGGGTGGTATCTCTTATTGATGATGTCTTTTTCCAAAGTAAGGGCTGAAGACATGACTGTTCCGCCCATTGTTCCTCTTTTAAAGAAGTCGTCCTCATTCACTTCCTTCGCTTCTGTGGAGTGAGAGATGAAAACGACCTCTATGTTATCATACCGATAGCGAAGAAACTGATATAAAAGGAAATAAAAGCTTCTTGCCATATATTTCTTTTCTTTGTTCATGGAACCAGAAACATCCATCAGGAAGAAGATGACAGCAGAATTGTTTTCTTGAGGCTTCTGCTTCATGTGCTTATATTTTAAGTCATCTTCATGAAACGGAAACCTTTCATCTGAATTTTCATCGTAGGTTCCAGCAGCTATTGCCATTTTCTTACGTCTAATCTTTCTTTTGATTGTTTCTTTTTTCGAAAGCCTTGAGTTTAACCCCTTCTTTCGGAATCCGCTTCTTTTGAGCTTGTAATCTTTGATAAATCTGAATTTTTTCTTTTCTAAATCTGGCAATTCAAGATCTTGGAAAAGATATTCTGCGAGTTCATCTAATGTGACTTCGACTTCATAATATTCTTCACCTTTCTCATTAGAGCCTTTATTGCCGGATGCTTTCTTCTTTTGTTTGCTGGACTTTCTTAAAATTTGTCCTTTTTTTATTTCTTTGTCACCGGCAGAACCAGCCTTTTTGTTGTCTTTGTTTTCACCATAGACAAGCTGATATTCCTTGATTCCTTTAACTGGAATCTTGACTTTCTTTTTGCCATTTTGACCGATAATAGACTCGTCAGCAACAACGTCTCTCAAGCCTTCTTTTAAGGCTTTGTCGATTTTTTCTTTGTGTCTCTTTCGGTCTGCTGCGGAACGGTCGGCAATAGATTTGTGTTCGCGAAAGATGCTCATACTATAAATAGAAAGTAAAAAGGGCTTCCGACCAGAAACCCTAATTATTTTTGTGATACGATTGCGATTAAGATGTCTTAATCAACAAGTATCCGCTTGTAGCAGTTATTGATCCACCGGTAGCTCCGCCTTTGCCGTAATTTGAATAATCAGAATCGCCTGTACCTGCCGGGGTGTGCCCAGAGCCTGCTGTGGTAGTTGCGTTTGTGACTTCCGAACTGGTTGAAACATATCCGGAGCCGCCGCCGCCTGTTCTAGCGTCAGAGTAGCCTCCGCCGCCTCCGAAATAACCGCCGCCGCCTCCGCCGCCGTCGTCAGTACCGGAATTTTGTGCACCTCTCGAATTACCACCTTGGAGGGCAGATCCGGCGTAGGCTTGACCGGAATTTCCACCTGCGGTTTGAGAACCACCTAGTCCCGCACTACCGTCTTGTCCAGTGGTTCCACCACCGGCACCAGCGTGAGTGCCGTATCCAGTACCACCACCACCGCCGCCTGCGATAAGTAGTGCGCCAGATTGAGAATGATATGCTTTAAAGAGCCCACTATACCCACCGCCGCCGCCGCCAGAAGCATCGCCGCGAGAGCCGTACCCTCCACCGGGAAGTCCTCCGGAGCCGCCATTAGTGTATGCGCCAGCAGAGCCACCCTTTGTTGCGGCGTAGGCATAATATGCTACACCACTCTGGAATGCAATGTTTCCTTTGGTAAAGCCACCAGCACCAGCGTTACCACTGGTACCATAAGACCCATGTCCACCGCCAGCACCCCACATTTTAACATTTACAGTAAATGTGCTTGTTGGAGTAATCGTGTATTGCGCCCCATCTTGTGGAATCGCCAATTGACCATCTGTGTCCAAGTTCCATGCAGACTTACCACTGATAGATGGGGAAACATTGAATATCCTACCTGTGATAGTTCTTCCATTAGAGTGCAATGCAGCTGCCTCTGATGAAAAAAGTGACCTATTCCAGATTTGCAAATCATCGAGGGATCCATCAAACCAAGTACCGGGTGAATGACTATTGTGATCCCACTTGCCGAGTCTAATTGCCTCTGTTGGAGAAAAGGTACCTGTTGCGGCTGTAGATGAAGCTTCGAGCGAACCATCAATATAGAGATACAAGTTTTGTCCATCCCTGACAGCAGAGACATGATGCCAGCTACCGTCGTTAATATTTGTTGTTGAATAAATTTTTGTTGTTGCATTAGCTCTGTTTCTCCAGAAGAACATAAGTTTATTTGCCGGTCCTCCTGATTCGTTTACTGCCATTAGCCAAGCCTCATTGTTACCTCCGCCGTAGGCTTTCAAGAAGAAATATCCTTGACTTGTCTGTGATGTTTTAATCCAAGTAGACATAGACACGGTATCACTAGAGAATCCGTGATTCGCATCATGTGGAATGTCTATCCCATCGTTCACGCCGTCGAATGTTACATGCCCTCTAGAATCTACTTCAGAGAACGTTGCGCCAGAATTCGTTCCGTT